ATATTCTTCTTTTTATCATCCCAAACGATTTCCATAGCGACATAACCATCGATTAGAAAATCCTTCATCAATTGCCATGCACTAACAGAATCAGCAAATCCATATCTGTTATAAATCTTCTCGAAATATTCTTGATATTTGTCCTTTATATCTTGTGTAAATTCAGTTGGTAATTGTCTTGGAGAGCAAAAATCTTTATCTGAATAAATAATACACTCATCACAAACAGTAGAAATAAAATCTCTAATTTCATCTTTAATTGAATACTCTCTTAGAATTCTTCTTTTATCAGCATATGAACGATCAAGATATGGTATAGATTTTCTATTTAAGATTGATGCAACCGCTCTTTTTGAAAAGAAGTCGTACATTGAGTTTCCCTGTTGAGCATATGGATCTTCATTGATACCAACACCAACTTGATTACGCATAATCATATCATCATAATTCATGCCCCAAGTAGAAAGGTTTCTTAGAATACGACTAAATAAACCTCTGTTCTCTACAGCAGAATTTATATTATATTGAAACTGTCCCTGATTATTGAGAGGATTGTACGAAGCCATAAATTTTCAAAAATTTTAAGGTATATATAAAAAATCCAGTTCCTCCTAAAGATTACTCCTTGGGAAATTCTCCCAAAAATGCTAAAAGTTCTTCTTTGAAAGATTGATAACCAGGATTATTATTTAAATCAGCTACTAAACCATCAATTACTTTTTGAACAATTTCTCTTCTTTCATCTTCTTCTTGTGAAGATAATTTTCTTTTTTTGATATCTGATTCTATTTCCGGTAGAAATTTTCCACTCATCTCTTTTCTTTTCTGCTCGATTCTTTCTTCTTCAGATTTTTCAAAGTCCTGTCTAGCTTTTGTTTGTGCAGCTAACATATCTTTGTATTCGAGCTCTTCGAATTTTTGTAAATGTTTCATAATTATAGTCGTATTTTTAGAGTATATATTATTTATGGTTTACCATATTTTTCATATGATTTTCTCAATCTCTCAATATGTTCTTTAAGAACATTATATTTATCACTTATTTCATCCTTGACATCATAGAAGTCTTTCAAGACAGAAGTGATTATCTCTTGATGTCTGGCCTGTTTTGTTTCTAATTTTGTTTCCCAGATTTCCATCAATTTTTTAGGATCATAAGTATTCTTTGGATATGAAGAATATAAAAATCTTGGCAACAATTCTAAATTAACTCTATGACAAATTTTTATTTGAGCAACGTTATATTCCTGTATAGCATATTCAAAACCATATCTAAGTAATTCAGTGTACATACCTTTAAAATTGACTTCTATAATTTGATTTTTTTCAAAATTTTCTTCAGTAATGAACTTATCAAAAATAGAATCTCTCAGTTCGAGTGGAATAAAATTAAAATTCACACCTAATATTACTATCATATTTGAAAATTTTCTATAATCACAACAGAAAATAGGAGACCAACGCATCCAATTTGAATCGTCTAAATAGTGAAGATGATAAAAGCCACCAACTTGGATGTCTTCTTTTGAAATAGCTTTACAATCCTCATCACTTTCAGAATATTTTTCATACATGAATTTAGTATTATTACGATAATAATCTATCAAATCACGACCAAAGACCAATCGGTTTAATTTTACTCTTTCTTTCAGGGCACCCATATACAATATATATTATATGTTAAACTCCAAACCTAATAATACAAACTATCATCAAGGCAATTATATTCCTAAATTCAAAGACAAAGTATTGAAATTAAACTCACAAGGTGGCATCTATTATAGAAGTTCCTGGGAAGTTAAGATAATGACTTGGTTAGATAATAATCCCAAAATAACTAAATGGGGAGCCGAATGTGTTACTATACCATATCAACTAACACACTATGAAAGAAATGGCGATATCAATTTAAAAAGCCACTGCTATTATCCGGATTTTTATTATGAAATAGATAATGGCAATAGCACGACTAAAAAAGTAATAGCGGAGGTCAAACCGATGAAAGAGTATTTAATGGTTCAAAAACTTCAAGAAATGAAATTATCAGTACCAGAGAATGCAACTCTCAAGAAATTAAAAAACTTTGAGTATGATTTAAAAATGGCTCAAAAAAATTCTGAAAAATGGAAAACGATGATAAAATACTGTGATTTAAAAGGATGGGATTTTATAATAATCACTGAAGAACACTTGAAAAGAATGGGGCTACTATAAGGCAGAATAAAATAGATATCTTTATCATACAAAAGACAATATCATATTTATTTGAAAATATCCAGATATCAAAAGAACTACACAATCCAACCAGTAGAAGTAAAATACCAAATACTTTCCACTCTGTAAATAAAAGTGCAAATGTCCAAAACCAATAAAATATCTGATGTAAATAATATATTATATCGAACAGTATCCAGTTTTTATTGTCATACATAATCAACTTCTGGTCAATATTTTTTTTTAAATGTGATTTATTGACCAAGTAGTAAAATGTAGAAAGAATAAAAAAGAAAGCTAAAAAATTCATATCTTAAAGAAGATTTCTTCTATTTTTATTAGATTATTCATTTCATACTCCATTAATCGTAAAGAATTTTTTTCTTTGACTAATTCAAAAAGAGTATCAGAAATAAAACATTCTATAAGAGGTCCACTGATTCTATCATATTCATGTGGCACTAAAGCCTGACTCTGACGGATTATATATATTTCATTGAGATAACTCTTGTGTGTGTCTTCATTAATGTGTAATGAGCAACCATCAGGTCTAATACCCCAACTTCTTTCAGATTCTTCCCATCTCTGGAAGTAACAACGATTCATTTAAAAAATGTTTATAAGTTAATTCAATTCCTCTTTTTAAATCAGTCTTATGTGACCAACCTAACTCATGTATTTTAGAAACATCTAAAAGTTTACGGGGCGTACCATCTGGTTTTGAAGAATCATAAATAATTGTTCCGGAGAAACCTACGACTTCTTTTATCAGTTGTGATAAATCTTTTATTGAAATATCTTCTCCAGTTCCGATGTTAACTATTTCAGAATCATTATAATTCAACATTAAAAATAAACAAGCCTCAGCTAAATCATCAACATATAAAAATTCACGCATAGGTTTACCACTTCCCCAAATTTCAACTTCAGGATTTCCGGCATTTTTTGCCTCGTGAAATTTCCTAATCAAAGCTGGCATTACATGCGAGTTTTCTAAGTGATAATTATCTCCTTGTCCATAAAGGTTAGTTGGCATCACTGAGATGAAGTTTGTTCCATACTGCACATTAAAACTTTGACACATTTTGATGCCACTAATTTTTGCAATTGCGTAAGCATCATTAGAAGATTCTAACTTACCAGAAAGTAAATACTCTTCTTTTAAAGGCTGAGTAGCCATCTTTGGATAAATACAAGATGAACCTAAAAATAATAATTTCTTTACACCATTTTGATAAGAAGCGTTGATAACATTCGTTTGAATCATTAGATTTTGATAAATAAAATCGGCTTTAAAATCATTATTGGCTTTTATACCACCAACTTTAGCTGCTGCTAAGAAAACATATTCAGGTCTTTCAAAATGAAAAAAATGATTGACTTGAAACTGATTTGTCAAGTCTAATTCTTTTCTTGACTTAGTTATGATATTAGTATAACCCTCTGATTGTAATTTTCTCACTAAGGCGGAACCAACCATACCTCTATGACCAGCGACAAATATTTTAGAATCTTTTTTCATTTTCTATATGTTGTTTTGAAATTTTATCAAAATCTGAATAGACCATTTCTTTACACAACTCTTCTACTGTATATTTTGGAGTCCATCCTAATTTTGTTCTTGCTTTAGTTGAATCACCCACTAATAAATCTACTTCAGTCGGCCTAAAATATTCAGAATCGATCTCAACAATGATCTCTCCAGTTTTCTTATTTATACCTTTTTCATCTTTACCGACACCAACCCACTCAATCTCAATATCAAGATGTTTGAATGCCATTGTGCAAAAATCTCTGACTGAGATTTTTTTACCAGTAGAAAGTACATAATCTTCTGGAGTTTCTTGTTGCATCATTAACCACATTCCTTCAACATAATCTTTAGCATGTCCCCAATCTCTTTCAGCATCGAGATTACCAATTAATAATTTATCTTGAATTCCTAATTTAATTTTAGCAACAGCCTGTGTAATCTTTCTTGTTACAAATGTCTCTCCCCTGACTGGACTTTCGTGATTGAAAAGTATTCCGGAACAAGCAAAAATACCGTAGGCTTCTCTATAATTTACAGTAATCCAATGAGCATATAGCTTAGCCACACCATACGGACTCCTTGGATAAAAAGGTGTTGTTTCTCTTTGAGGCACTTCTTGAACCAATCCAAACATTTCAGAGGTTGATGCTTGATAAAATTTAGTTTTCTTCTCAAGTCCTAATATTCTGATAGCTTCAAGAATTCTTAGTGTTCCTATACCATCTGCATTAGCCGTATATTCCGGGGTTTCAAAGCTCACTTTAACATGAGATTGTGCTGCCAAATTATAAATTTCATCAGGCTGTACTTCTTGTATTATTCTGATTAAATTGGTCGAGTCAGTCAAATCACCGTAATGTAAATGAAAATTTTTTGTTTCTCTTGTAGATTCATATAACGAATCTATTCTTTCAGTATTAAAAGATGAACTTCTTCTCTTTATACCATGAACAGTATATCCTTTTTCTAAAAGAAACTCTGCTAGATAACTTCCATCTTGTCCCGTAATTCCAAGGATCAATCCAATTTTTCTATTTAAATTTGTATTCATATTCTTTTTGAACTTTTATATCTTTTATATAATTGAAGAACTTTATAGTTTCTTTCTTATTTAAGTAAATTCTATTTCTCTTAGTTATTTTGACATTGATATTTATATTTAAAAAATATTTTTCTATTATAGTCCCATTCACAAAACATCCTAAAACTACAAACTATGTAATCCTTGACCATCATTAGATCCTTCAAGTGAAATTAGTCGAATTTGATTGTCAGAATCTCCTTTCTTTTTATAAATTTCGTTGAATCCTTTAGCTATTCCACGTTTGAATACTTCTGTAAAATAAGCAAAGGCATTGACTGATTTTTCCTCATTGAAATTGTACCAATTTTGATACATATCCAAAAGACCAGATTGATAACAATCCATCTTGTCATCATTATTCCAATATCTCATTTTTTTGATGGTTTCTTTGCCAAGTAATTCCAACATTTTCTCAGCCTTTCTTGTTAATTTTCCTTGTGATTTTGATACAAGAATTTCAACATAGAGTTCTTTGTTATTTAGGTACATTCATAAAGCATTAATTTTTAAGCACGAAGCTTAAGATGCTTTCATGTTATATATTAACTATCATGACGAGTTTTAAAAAGGCACAAAAAAACCTCGAAATTTTCGAGGTTTTTTATTTTATTAAAGTTTAATTCTTTCCTTATATTGAAGCTCCTTAACAGCTGTCAATTCCCCATCGAGTGATTTAGCTCTTTTTTCAAGATTTACCAAAGCTTCTTTAAGAACTTTAGTTTCACCTAACATTTGAAGAGATGCTTTTACTTTACCAATATTGAATTTAACATCCTCTAATTTAAGAGTAATTTCTCTTTCTTTATCTTCAAGCTTTTTCTTAGCAACTACTTCTTTGTTTAATTTATTTTCAAAGAAATAAGTCAAATCAAAATTTAATTCATTTCTAACCTCGTTTACTAACTCAAGAGCTGAATCATACTTGAAGAATGAATAACCATATCTTTCATCACATCTGTAAACAAATAGATTATTTTTATAATTAAATGCAAATACTTCCAAAGTAGGATTGATTAAGTTAGAAACTCTTTTAACTACATCCAATTCAACAAAAGAATCCATGTTCTTAGAAACCTCTTGTATCAATGGATAGAAATTCTTATTAACAATAGGGATAACTGGTGATTGGAAAATACTTTCTAGTGTTGATTCTTCATTTAATTCATCTTCATTTATAAACAATCCCTTTTTAGCAACACCTAAACCAACTGTCAAATATTCAGAAATTCTAAAATCGATTCTATTCTCATTTATAGAACAAAACTGAAGAGCTGTTTGTAAAGTTCTTAGAGTTCTAAATCTAGCTTCTTCTTTGACATGATTCTCAAGTAGAGTTTTATCAATTGTATTCTCACTTAGAAGAAACCAAGAATCTTTGATAAAAGCAATATGTCCATCCTCAACTTGTTCAACGATAGTATAAACTGACTCAGCTTTACCACCATTTAAAAGGTTTTGTCTCTTTTCGGGAGATTTAGTCAAATTATGAACAAATAATTTAATTTCTGGAACCCAGTCGTAAATAGCCAATTCATTAAGAACTTTAGATAACCTATCTTGATCTGTTTCAAGATTAATTGTTTGTAAAAGCACATTCAAAGGTTGTCTGTATAATTCTCCTTGGTTTTTTGAGTTCAACACATTGTAAAGACTCTTTAATTCATACACTAATTCAAACTGTGCTACATCATCATTAAGACTTTCTAAGAAAGACTTTACTTGTTTATCATAAGTATAAGGTCTTAATCTCTCATTCAAAGATTGAATCATTTGCTTTTCAGCAAATTCAGTATAATTATTAAGGTGACCCTCAACAACATAAGCTACGTCTGACTGTTCGAAAGTCAAAGACTTTTTAAAGTTGAAAAGCTCAAGTTTTAGATTCTTCATATTTTAAAAGTTTATTTTTTATATTCTTATATATTACATTCAAAAAACGACTTTTTACTATTTTTTACTATTTATTTTGTGACAAGTCGTCTAAATTAGCATTCGGATTCGAAGGTCGTGCACTTCCAGTTCTTAAAGCAATAATATTGTTGAACCATCGAGTTCTGAAAGGTTTAACTTCAACATTAGTAATAAAGGCTGGGTAAAAGGTTTGAACTTCCAAAGAAGCCGTTAATTTTATAGTATTATCACTCTTCAAATTCTTTTCTCTTACAATTTCGATTCCATTATTATCAGGTTGCATCATTATAGCATCAATATTCATATAATTATGCTCAAAATACATGTACTTGTAAAGCCAAAGAGTATTCATAATTGCTTGAGAACATTTGAAAACATCGACCTCACTTTTTAGTAGTATCTGTAAATCATAAGTCGCTGTGATAGGTATAGCACGAAGTTTATTCAAAACTCGCTTAGCCTCAACATTATCTTCAACAACATTTCTTAGCCATATATTTGGATTTCTGAATTCATCTGAACGAATGACCCAACTTGTGAGTGTCACATGACCTCTGGGTATTTGGTCAGTATTCAACTCAACAAATCGATTTTGAGATACTATATCATCAGTAAAAGCATCAAGTAAAAATCTATCATCACCAGTTAGCGAGTAATAGAATGGCACATTTACTTGAACATCACCATTTGTAAATCGATTAATCCACTTTACTCTACCTTCAAGTGTATCTAAAACACATATGGTCAAATCTCGTAGAAATACCTCATCAAAATTAAACTTTTCACCTATCATTATCATATATATTAGAACTTTAATCTTCTTATCATGTCAATTCAAAATTTATTACTCTGGGAAAAATGGCGTCCAAAAACTTTAGATGATACCATACTCCCAGAACGCATAAAAAAACATTTCGAAAACGGTGTAACAAAAAATTACATCTTCTATGGTAATTACGGAATAGGCAAAACATCATTAGCCAGAATACTTATAGGCAAATATTCAAAAGATAAAGCCTTTTTAGAAATCAACTCTTCACTTTTCACTTCAATCGATGTTTTGAGAAGTGAGATTGAGAAATTCTGTAAGACCGTTCCGATGTTTGATACAGAAGATCCAATCAAATATGTTTTTCTCGATGAGTTTGAAAGAGTTTCACCTAACTATCAAGACGCACTCAAAGCTTTTATTGAACAATATCATCACAATGTTCGTTTTATTCTAACAACAAACCACTTTAATAAAATATCGGATGGTATTAAATCAAGGTTTACTGCTATCAATTTTGATACTCAAAGTCCAGAAGAAGAAAAATCAGTAAAAACTGGAATCTATAAAAGAATTATGGATTCAGTTTGTCCAAAAGAAAACTTAACAATTGAAAAAGAAGTTCTGATTTCACTAATCAACAAGAAATATCCAGACATTAGATCTATTTTCGTTGAACTACAAAATCTAAAAGATACAGGTGAGGTTACATCAACGGGTTCTAACATAAACAATAAACTTAAAATTGACACTTATAATTTAATCTATGATAAATCAGCAGATTATGAAAAGATTTATCATTTTTTAATGACACTTTATGGAGCTGAAAAAATTGATTTGCTATTTCAAATACTGGGTAGAACTTTCATTGAATGGTCTTTACAAGAAGGTAAGAATGTAGATAAACTTTTTAAGTGTAACTATGTTATTTCTGACTATCGTTCAAAATTAGATTCACAAGCTGATCCAATTTTACTTGGCATGACTGTAATTGGAAAGTTCAGAGATATTTTACTTTGATTCTATCCACTCCTTCATCTTATGAAAGAAAGCATCATCAACAAGATAATATTCTTTACAAACAAATGTTATTTCTTGTTCTCCAATTTCTTTCATGCCATCTTCTTGGTAACCTTGAACAATTTGATTCATATGTGAAATGGCATCATTTCTAACTTGTTCAGCCATCACTTTTTCATAATCTTCTATATTCATTTCCGGAATCCAAATTAAATCTTTTTTCAAATCTTCTTGTTGTATATCAGGACTAGCTGAATATTTATCTGGATTCTCTCTAATTTCACCTAAAATTCTTGGTATTTGATTTAAACCTGTTTCGATGCCTTTATATGAGTATTGTCCTCTACCACCACCTCTAGAATATGACCACTGGTCTCTTTTTTGACCTGGTTCACCATATATTCCCCACCATCTATCCATCATATACTCTTCATCTATATAATTGTCTCCAATATAATCATAATCCATATACCACTCTTCATTTTCAATATCAGAGTATAAGTCCATTATCTTTGGATTCCAAAAATATCTATATTCACCAATAGGGAAAAATAAAAAATTAACCTGTCTTTTTCTTTCAAAACCATCCTGTTTATCAACATATCTTGTGTAACTTTTAGCATTTAGAGGTTGTTTAGTAGCGAAAACTCCCATTCTTCGTATAGGAATGTCAAACTTTTCGGAAAATAAATTATCAAATTCTTGAGAAACGTCTTGTCTCATATCTAAAGTATATCTATCACTTCTTGAAGCTTTTTTCCAAATGCCTTTATCAACATCGACCTTACTACCTTTAACACCTCTAAAAATTATCGAATCAGCTTGCTTGATTTCATCTAAAAAAATCTTACAATCTTTTTCCAAAATCTGAATTATTTTATTCCAATCTTCTTCAGAATATAAATTATCAAAATCTCTTTTACATTCTTTCTCATAGTCCTGCAAAACTTTCACTGGTGTATAAAGACCAACTGGGATTTTGAAAAACTCATTAATAGTCATTAAGTATTTCATCTTCTTATATATTAAGAAGTCTGAATATAATATATAACTCATGGCAGAATTTGACTTTAGAGATTTTTATATTGGATATGAAGGACATCCAAGATTTACGATTAACAAAATCATTACTGATGATATAATTAGAGTAATTGTTCAAAAATATGAAATGATACTTTTTACAAACAAAGGTGAATTACTTGGTGATCCAGATTTTGGATGTGATTTGACAAAACTTTTATATGAAACAAAAATATCAGCCGAAGCAGTAAAAGCAACAATAATTGGTCAAATAAACGCTTACATAAGTGAATTACAAGAAACAAATTTTACATTAGATGTAACATTCCAACAAGATCCTGAAAATTATCAGGATGTTATGATCGTTGATTTTACACTTTTAGACTACGAAGTTAGAGCAATCATTTCTTAACTTGTGTAAACTATCGGAATTACTGCATTGGTGTATTGCTTAGATGTCAAATTGGTGTATGATTCTAATTCCCTTAAATCCAGAATGCCTTTAATTTCATAATTTTTTCTATCTCGATAATGTGAACCATATCCATTTTCAGAGGATACTTCTATCACCAAATATGGGTCGATATTAGAATCTATTGTAAAATTGAATGGATAAAGATTGTCAATTCTTCTTCTTTCTGTTATATGTTGAATTGGAACTAAATCAATTTCTTTCCACTCAGTGATATTCAACCAGTTGCTTCCAGCTGTTCCACTATCTAAATACGGTGTTACAACTGAAGCCGTAGAAGCAGTTCCAAATCCATAACTTGTGAAGATATAAAATTCTCTTTGATATTTCACTATATCAGAAACATTGTAAACATTACCTTTAGACCATTCAGAAATGTTCTCATACTTTCTTGGATTGTTAGTTTTATTATTATCAATAAAAGATTCATATAACTTATCATAGTAAATAACCTTATCACCAATCATGTAATTTTTGAAAGCATACCACTCTCTATAAATTTGATAGGTTGTTACATCAACAGTGTAATAATCGGGTAGAGTAGATTGTGTTATTCCAGGATATCTTGAAGGAACATCTGTTGGAAAATAAAAATCTAATACACAATTATAAACAGTAGAACCATTATTCACCGGCATCAAATACAATTCATTCATTTTGAATGAAACAGGAGTAAAATTTTCATAGTGCTTAATAATATTAACATCTCTTACTATGTGTGAAATCGTTGATACACCCTGAAAGTCTGCTCTTCCAGTAATATCTAAAATTTTATGAGTTATAGGTATAATATTTTTCTGTAACCAATATTTCAAACCTTGAAGTTTTTTCTGAACCTCTTCTAAAGTATAAGTCAAAATATTATTACCTTCTCTATCCGTAATTCTGTATGTCAAATTAAATAAGTTGGTATCATCATAATTCGGATTCGGAAAAGTATGCTTTATAAAATCATTTTCTTTCCAACCTTCAACTGTATTATCGAAAATATCTGGTATTTCAACTTTAAATAATTTAAAATAATTTGGAGATTCAATGTTAATATTTCGATAATATTCATATAATTCTAAATCATTATAACCAAAATAATTAATAGCGTTTATAATTGACTTATAACTACCAATGTATGGATAAATTATATTTTTCATCATCAACATTTCTTTTCGTTTACGATTCAAATAAACCCAATCAATACCCTCTTCTTTAATATCATACTCTTTGAAAATATAAACATCATCAGATGAAACCAATTTACCAACATTACCCAATTCTGTTTTGAATCGAATATCTTCGATTTCAGTTTGACCATAAACATTAAATCTTCCAATCTCTTTATCCCAAACTTTAAATCTAACTGAAAGATAAGTTGTTTGGCCAATCTTAGGATAGTCTGAAATTATAGTAGATTCTTGAGTAAATTCGTCAATTTGTTTGAAGAAATCTACAACAATTGATTTGAAGTTTATTGCTCGTATTTTAACTAAATAACCATTATTCTTAGAAATATATTGTTTTTTTGTATTGCTTTCATCTTTGATAAATAAAGCTAATTGTTGACCCACTTTCAAACCTCTTATATTACCATTTGAGTAATTTAAAAAATTACTCACTGAGTTTACATCAAGCGAAATCACACCATATCTATCAGTCAATGTAGTTATTGTTTGAAAAGTTATTATATCAGATTGAGATATTGAAGTATTAATAGTAAAATCAATCGATTCTTTCTTGTAAAGTTGCAATATACTTCTCAAACCACCTTCGATTTGTGCGTTAAATCCAATATAACACTCAATTGGTTCGGGCACTATTGACAAATCATCATTATCATCTAAATAACTTAGTTCATTTTCGATAAGTGGGAATATAGTCTGTTGATACTCTGGTAAACTAACTCTATCTAAACTTCTATTAGCACTTCTATTCAAATGAATGGTAGTCAAAGGTTTAGGACCAGTATATGCTAAAACACCAGTTGTTGGTAATAAATCACCACTAAAATCATACATAAAAAACTCTGGTATATTGTCTGAAAACCATTTCCAATAAAGTGAAACTCTAACGTCTCCATTAAAGTTTTCTCTTGGTCTTCTGATAAAATCTCTTGTATGTAACCACAAATAATCTCTATTGTTAAAATTAGGATCTAAACTTCCATAGAAATTCTGAGTGACTGAAGATGATGTAGATGAAATTGGAACAAATGAAAATAATAAACTCGGAACTACTTCAACTATTGTATTAGTATTTGGTTGAATAGCCCAAATCGAGTTTCTATCAGGATCAGAAATAATCTGAGTAGTTGGATCAGATAGTACAACTGAGTTAAACTGTGTTCCAGTTTGAGCATTGTAAGTCCAGATACCAAATGGACTACCCTGATTAGAAATGTAAATATCACCATCATAGTTATTATAAGCTTGAAATCCATAAATAAAAGGCGTTGATATTGCATATACAGCTGAATCTGTCGTAGTGTCCCATAAACTAAATTGATCAGGAACATTAGTCGATAAATGGATACTTGATAAAACTGGATTAAATGCTAAATAATTTGAAGTTCCGGCCGGTGCTGAAAGTAAAGTAACAACTCCAGCATCTATTTTATAAAGATTAGAAGAACTCCAAATATAAACACCTTCTGTTACGGGATCATAAATGATAGGATCATCTGTAAGTCCAGAAATAGTGTAAGTTGTAAATGTAAGTGTACCACCGTCTATTCTCAAAACTGTTGAGTTATCTCGACAAGTTACATACATATCACCTTCGAAATCATTAAATGCTAAATTCCAACTTCCATTATAAGCAATTGTTGAGATAGATATAACCAATAATCCTAAATTAAAAATCTCAACCGACTGATCAGTTGTAACATAAACATACCCTGTATTTCTGTCGAAATCCAAAGAATAAGCATTTTGTGTGATAGCAATTTGACTAATAACTGTGTTTGAGAATGGATCTATTTGCCAAAGTAAATTTTGAGAAAGAGCCCAAACGAAATTATCAACTGAATTATAAATTATCTGAATACTATTTGTATTTGATGGTAAATTTATATTAGTTATCAAATTACCAGTAGTAGAATCATAAACAGCCACATTGTCACCGAAAACAAAAATAGAACCAGATGATTGAACATAAATTAAATCTACCATATTGGAAATACCAGTAAATGTATTCACACTATAAGAGGCAGATGTAACATTAACTAAATTGAAAGCCGAACTGAATTGTTGTAAATTAAACATACCACCATTACCAGTAGGACCAGGAGGACAACCAGATTGAGAAAATCCAAGTGAGAATGCAACGACAGTGAACGGAGATAGTGAACACACACCACCAGTCAATCCCCAGAAAGGCCCCTCATAACTCAAATTAATTACACCAGGATCCAAATAAAGAACATTAAATTCTACATCTTGTAGTGGATAGACTGTACCATTGATACCAGTAACCATACCAGTTGAAAAACCAGCACTTTCTAATTGATTAGTACTAGAGTATGTTGCTAATAGAATCTCATTCGATGTTAAAAGAGTCCCATGATTTCCCAACATTTTATCAACTACATTCCAGTTGAAATCACCGGGTAGAACTGAAACACCCGCTCTAACCTCAACATCACATCTTTGATTCTGTTTTTTTACATGAAATTTGATACTCGATGCCAAATTGTCAACATAAATACCATAATTATCTAATATATCAGAATACTCATCTACCCAATTCTGAAGTGTGGTAGAAAGAGTAGATGTAAAAGTTGGAGCTTGTGGTAAAGTATGAGATATACCATAAGATCTATTATTAACTCGTATATCAATATAGTTTCCCAAACTTGAAGTCATGCCCTGAATAGATGGTTCATAGAAAAATAAATGTGATTTCTCAATATGAAAATCAGCAGTTGTTCCAACTTTGACTTCAAATTGTAAAGGCACATTCGGATATTCCGTTGATAGATTGATTGAGTTATAGTATGGTGAAACTACATCTATTGTTTGTAGAGTCGGAACAATACCTAATGATAGTAATATGACACTATGATATGTCATCCAACTCCTCAAAGTTTTATCGATTGTTCTTTCTAAATCTACTACACCAGATGTATAAACCCATCTTATTTCAGTTTGATAGACTTCTTTGTTAATTACTATTATAAATCCATATTCATCTAAATCTGTGAAAACTATATTATAAGAAAAGTTTTGACTGAAATCATAATTAAATTCTCTTTTTAGATTTTCTTCTACTTCGATAGCTCTTTCAACTACCCATTTCTGTGTTCCCAAAGATAATGATGATGTCGGTGAAAAAGATGAGGTTACACCAAAATAATTGACAATCGCATATCTTGATGGATAAATCAAATCAGCATGAATCGCACCACTTTCATAATATAAATCTATATTCAGAACTGATAAATCAGAGGCAAATTTCTCAGCGGCAGATGCTAGAGTCACACTAGATGACATAGTAAATGACTGTGAAAAATAAAGTCTATCAGTAGTCAAATATAAATCTGCCGTAAGTGATTCAAAAACTGGCGATTCAGCCAATGGAAGATAAGTTGGATTGCCCCAATATGTTGTATTGTCTGGTGTTATAGATGAAGTGACAGTCCAAACGTGAGTTTGGAGACATTGTTTTATTTTATTATCCCAAATAACCTGAGTACCAGCCTCGTAAGTAATAAGATTCGCATTTCCAACAAAAGTAGGAATACTATCAACATTAAAAAATTGTGAAGCATTAAGTGAAGGTGGCACACTCACAACCTTAAACTCAACACCTGGTTTGAAAATTGTTGGTATAGGAAGAACGTTTAAATCTAAAACATTCACATAGTTATATGTAATTGAAGTAATCGGATCTGTTATAATCAATGGAGTTGTTGAGTCATAGAATGTCATAGAACCACTATAAACTTCAGGCAAATCTGTTCTCATAAGAACTTCAATCCATAAATCATGGTTCACTGGCAACGTTGAAGTAAAATATTCATAATGGTCAATATCATAAATATTTTCATTTTTTACCGTGACAACAGTTACATCAATAAACTTATTAGTTTTAGCATATAAATCATTCTTTATTGAGTTTACTATGTTAAGTTTTCTATCTTTATACAATCGGTTGTAGAAATCTTTTTCATTCCAAATAGAAAGATTTTCCACCAGAGTAGATGAACTAACATAATTATAAATCCCAATTATATCAACTGAAGAAATTGTTTTACCAACATAGTTAGTCAAAGTCTGCCACGAATATGAAGTATTAAATGTTCGGTTATCGACCATGCTAATAATCAAAACGGCATTCTTTTTATTACCGACGACTACAAAAGTCCTATCAGTATTTGTGAACTCAAAAATAGATGAGTCAAATCTTAATAATGTACCGAGTGGAAACTTTTTATGAAAATTTTCACCATAAATCCATTTTGAATAAAAGTTAGATTCAAAATTCACTGGCTCGATTAAATCAATCTGTTGATTCGTGTATTCAGAGTTATAAAAGTGAAATCCAAATTCATTAAATAACTGCCATCTCAAAAGTGTCAAATCAGCTTGATTCTCATATTCGAACGCTTTAATCTTCTCAAACATATATAATGCTTGAGTTTTAAACGTATCATTTGAGTTCTCATGAAATAAGATGTCACCTTCATATCTTTCAAGTGTTTCATTATAATTAAAATTCAGTGCATTACCTTCTTTATCGTAAAAAATCAACGAATTATTCATATTTATTACTTTTTTTTAGATTATCAGAAGCCCATAGTGGTTGTAAATTACTCAGAGAGTTTATTACATCAATAGGGACATCGCTGGAAAATTTAGACAATGGCTTTATATGGTCTATGTGCCAATCTCCATAATTTTCCCAAGTCATACCTTCTATGAATAAAGATTCTAAATATATTTTGAGATCCAATGATGAATAACCCAATAAATTTTTAGTTGATTCTGTCTTATCACTTCCAATATAAGAAAGAGTTCTTTTTAAGATATTTCTACAAGCGAATGAATACGGATATTTTTGATAAAATTTTCTCATATACTCTCTACGAGAAATAATATATCTACTATTGAATTTTATCAAATTATAATATAATTTTCGTTGTTGTAAAATATGTTCCCTATTTCTAACATAGTAGTCAAATTTCTGAGCTAAAACATCATCTTTATTTTGTAAATACCAATCCTTTCTATATTTTAATAGATTTAACTTATTATCCTCGTAATATTTTTTTTGATAATCACTATTCTTATCAGACCATTTTTTTTTGTAAATTTTCATTTTATCAACATTTTCAATTCTCCACTTTCGTTTTGCATCATTTCTGCAATCTTTACACCAAGAATCCAGTCTATTTTTGATGATTTTAAAATTTTCTTCATTTTTTTCAATTCTACATGAGCTACAACACTTCATAATAATCGAATTTTATTTTATATATAAAATATCTAATTCTTGATAAGGATTTTAATATATAAAAAAACTAATTCCAATTTATGAAAGAAGAATCAAAAGACCTACAAAAACACGGAGGTATAAATATCAAAGATTTTACACCTGAAAAAGGATATCTACCTATTGTCGATTTGGAAGAAAAAGATGCTGACTTAAAGACTGTTAAAAAGTTTTCTGATTTTGGCTTTAATCCATCGGAAAATCTAAAATTCCATTTAGAGAACAAACTATCTGTATTAGATAACGTTTTTAGACCTGGGTCTCAAGCATTTTATGAACTTTTGAGTGAATCAAAAAAATTTACCGATTTATTAAGTGAAACTGACAAAGAACTATTTGAATCAACAGATATCGGCGAATTTGTCATGTATGAAGGTGAGATGGTTCCACTCGATTTACCGATCGAAGAAATTGAAGAAATAAATGAGTCTGAATACCAAGGTAAAAAAGTAAAACTAAACTATCCGATGAGAAGTTCTGGTCCCAAGAAATATAAAGTTTATGTAAGGAATCCTAAAAGTGGCAAAGTCATGAAAGTTAATTTTGGAGATGTCTCAGGTGGTCTGAGTGCCAAAGTGAGTGACCCTAAAGCTAGAAAGTCTTTTGCAGCACGACATCAATGCCACTTGAAAAAAGATAAAACTAAACCTGGATACTGGGCTTGTAGAGCTAATAGATATGGACACTTGTGGGGTGGAAAAACTTATCCTGGTTATTGGTAATATGAAACATTTAAAAACGTATAACATATTCGAAAATACTAATATAAAAGTTAGTATTAAAAAAATACCTTATATAACAAAAGTATGGAAAGGTGTCGGCAAGACCGAAACCATCTCTGGTAGTAGTGAAATAATTGATATCACCGGAAGAAAAATAATTCTACTTGATATAAATGGTGTTAATTGTCCATTTTATCTAAGTAGCGGAGCTGCTGGTAAAAAAGACGTACCAGCTGGAAAATGGTATCCTTTCTTTGGCATTAGTTCTGATGGTTGGATAAATAAAGGTTCCAGTCAACAAATCAATTCTTATTATGGAATTGACCTCCTAAAATACTATGGTCAGTATTTAGATAAGACAATAGGCGATGTTCGTAACAAGGAGTATCCAAAAGCAGCGGGTTCTTCAGCTACTGAAGAAAATAAAAATTGGCCTCACATCAAAGCTATCAACAAAGATTTAATTCCAGCTGTAAACGAGTTGAGTGATTCTAAAGAAAAGTTTAATCAAAATATAGAACAATGGAAACAAAAACTAAGACAAGCTTTTCAAAAGTAATGTTGCCTTTCATAGAAGAAAAAATTGGCGAAAATCTATTCATTAGAACCTTTAAACAAGAAACCGAGTCTGGTGAATTCATGTGGCACCGTGATTACGAGGACCGTATAATAGAATCCATTGAAGAAACTGATTGGGGATTTCAATTAGATAATCAACTACCTATTCATATTTCTGGTAAAATATATATACCTAAAGGAGTTTATCATCGTCTAATCAAAGGCAGTGGAGACTTGATAATAAAATTAGAGAAATTGTGAAACATCTAAGAAAATACAACGAAGCTTTTGGTCAAGAGTGTTCATTTGAAGATTTCAAAGATATTATGCTTGATATTTTAGATGATTTGAATTTTAACTATGAATTTAAAGACTACACAGATACTTCCTTTTACGATTGCACAATTTACGTTGAAGGCAAAGAAGAATATCAATTACACGATGATATACCACCAATGAACATAAACTTTCTCGATTTTAGACAAGATGGTTTACTGCCACCATATGATGGTCCAGAAGAAATAACAAACAATGGAATTGATGATTGCATTGAATCAATCAATCAAAATCTAAGTGAATTAGAAACTTTAAAGAATAACTTAGATAGCATAATAAAATATCAAAAAGATTGTTCAAAATTGTTTGAATCTATAAAAACTATAAATAAGAGACTATTAGGTTTTTCTAATTGTGAACATTGTGCAATTGGATTCAATGAGGGAGAATTAAGAATAACATTTGAAATTAAAGATGAAGAAGATTAAATCATTCAATAACTTTATTAATGAAAAGTTAGGAGTATTATCAGGTCTTGAAGAAATGGCTGATGTTATTCTAAAAGAGCTTAGTGATAAAAATTACTTTAAATACAAGACACGATATTTAGATAAAGATATTACTATTCACTGTTTCAAAAGCAAAGATAGTGATATTTATAAAGAACTTTCAGGTAGTTTCAGTGTTGATGACTCCGAAAAATTTGAATTCACAATCAAAATATCAGATTTATCTAAAAGTACACTAATTCACGAATTGAAGCATTTAGACAGGACTATTCGCAGAGGAATGAAAACAGATACTTATTATTATATTAATCACATTGGTAGATATGTAGCTAAACAATATGGACATCTTTTCACAAATAAAGATAATGCTGAGATCCTTATCGAAACTTTCTATTATTGCAACCCAGATGAGTTTGAGGCATATTATCAAAATATCTATCAAGATATTAAAGACCTGATGTTCGAAGGAATGACTAGAGAAGAAAAAATTGAAACTATTAAAGGCGTAATTGAAAATGAAGAAATCTACACATTTTTTAAACATTATTACAATAATCAATTTAGACTAGAAGACTTTTTCAAAACAAAAGAAGATTGTAACTTTTTTTTAAAAGATTTTATTTATAGACAAGAACTATTTTTCAATCAACAGGATGATACAATATCAAACTTAGACAAAATAAAAAGTTGGTTTAAATCTAATATACTTAATAAGTTCACAAAAGATGAAAAGATAAATCCTGGGGTAAAAGAATTGAACTATTATATCAATAAAATAGTTAAGAGAAATTATCCTAAGTTTGGCAGACTTTATGCCATTTTTATTTAATCATTCTTAACTTTATAACTCTCATTATAAACTCGAATAATCTCATCAAACTCTTTCATCATACCTGATTTAAAATTATCATTAGAATATTTTTGTTCTAAAATATACTTTCTGATAAACTCTTCATAATCCAACTGAATTGAAACTTGTAACTCCTCTTCAGTCATTTGAGTTGACTTTTCTATTTCTTCTTCAGATTTGACTATATCATCTAAATATTCAACTGAAGCAAAATTACCAACTTCCAAAAGTGTTTCTAATTTTCTTCTTAGTTTACGATTACTTACCAACAAATTATTTGATATAGTTAAATCCACATAATCCTTTGAATCTTTTAAATTATCCAACTCATCTATATCAGATTCTTGTTTCACCGTGAATTTCTTGAAAATAGGTGAGTGTGTATTTGGAATAAAATCAATTTTTCCAGAAATTAAATCAAGAATAGTTATACCTTTTTGGTCACCCATATCATTTCTATCCATCTGATAGGGACTACCTATAAATGTAAAGTTTTCGTTAGATTGACGAATATGAATATGTCCACTGAATACGTGCTTATATCCTTTGAACTCAAAAACATCAATCTTATCGGGATTTCGATGAGCTACAGAGTTAAGGTGCATTCTACAACCATTTAAGTCGGAATGACAGAAAAGATAATCGCCCGGATTATTCTTAATCTCTTTAATCATATCTAATCTCTTTTCAACCCATGGCATTAAAACTAATTTATTACCAAATATTTCAATAGAAGAAGTTTGTGTATAAACATGAATGTTTTCAACAAAGTTAAAAAGACGGACCGAATTAACATCATTAGAACCTTTATTCCAAAGATCGTGATTACCAACAATCAAATGTACTGGTAGAATCTTTGATATTTCAGTTAAGATTTTTTCGGCTTTATAAGAAGCAATAATCGGAATAGATGTTCGATTATCATAAAGGTCACCACAGTGAACCATAATATCACCTGGTTTAACATTTTCTTTTAAGTAGGGGATGAAGAAGTTAAGAAAGTAATCTTCCATCATATTGAGCCACTTATCTAAGTTATTTACATAAACTCCAAAGTGCCAATCAGTAGTAACAAATACTCGCATTCATAAGAATTGATTTTCAATTTATATCAATAAAAATAAAAAAGTCGATGTTTTCACATCGACTTTTTCTATATCTAAAGTATTTATTAATATCCAGCAACAAAAGGAGGTTGAATAGTAAAGTTATTATCGATATACTCATCAATCCAGTAATCAAATACAAACTTAGCTTCACAATCTTCCCAAATACCTTGACCACCCCAATCCAAAGATGGCGATTGAACTGATGATAATTGACAGTTTTGAAAAGTTACTCTTCTCAAAACAAGACCTTTTTTATCATGTTGATTGACAATTACAGTTCCAATAATATCAGCTTTATAGTGAAGATAACCATTTTGTGAGTTCCAAACTAAATCGTACCAAGCTCTCAAAGTATTCCAAGTTTCCATAGAACCTTGACTATTTACGTTCACATTGAATTTGATAGTGAAATCTCCAGAAGATTTATCAGGACCAGCATTCAAGAATTCACGAGTTGAGTATTTGAAACGTTGGTTACTAGCTGCAATTTCTTTATTAGTAACACCTAAATCGATGTTTTTAGCTTGTTGTAAAAGCAACACAGGATCTCTACCCTGAGCTTGTAATATTGTAGGCAACACGAATGTTATCTCAAATAAATTCATATATACCGGCTCTTGTGGTTGGGTTCCAGGACCACCCGGAGAACCTGTCATTTGTAGTTGAGTAAAGTGAGGCAAGGGCATTTTATTTATATTATTTTTTGTTTAACTAGTTTATCTAGTTATGTTTTATATATCTTTTTTCTTTTTGTCTCTATTATATATCAATGAAAAAAAGTGAAAAAAAGACATATAGGGAGGACAAATAAAACAATATATACATTAGATGGAATGTAAATATAGAAATTGTAAAAATAAAGTTACGGAAGGTAGATTAGATAAAGTGTATTGTTCCGTGAAGTGTAAACGAAATGAAAAAAAATATAGACAAAGAGAAAAGAAAAAATGCCAAAAAAACTAACACAACAGGAATTCTTAAACAAGTGTCATAAGATACATGGTGATAAATATGATTATTCCAAAACGACTTATATTAACACAAGAGCTAAAATAACCATTATGTGTGATAAACATGGTGAATTTCAAATTACAGCTGATAATCATGTTAATCAAAAGCAAGGCTGTTGGAATTGCTTTCTCGACAAACACAAACTAACCGAATTAAGTCCAGAAAGATTAGAAAATCTCAAAAAGATTCACAATAACAAATACGAGTATAAAGATTTATCAGTTACAAAGGGGTTTATCAATATAATTTGTCCAGATCACGGTGATTTTACTCAATATCTTTATTTTCATGAATATGGACATGGATGTTCTGAGTGTAATTCGACTTCAAGGGGTGAAGATAGAATAAAATCATTTTTAGAATCACACAATATACAATTCAAAAGAAATTATGAATTTGAGGATTGTAAAAGAGTTAAGAGATTAAGGTTCGACTTTTATTTACCGGAAATGAATATGTGCATTGAATATGATGGTGAGCATCATTTTGAGGAGAATGAATATTTTGGTGAGGGTAACTTAGATTATATAAGAGAAAATGATAGAATTAAGAATGAATTTTGTCAACTCAATAATATCAAAATGATAAGGATTCCCTTTTATGATTATGAAAATATCGAAACTATACTGGAGGATTTAAACAGAACAAGGAAAAAAAGATATAACTATATATAAACTATAAAAAATAACAATTAATATGGCAGATAATTTATCAGAAGAAGACTATCTCAAAAAACACATAAAGGACTTAGAAGGTGGAAACGAGAAAGTAAATCCAAATCAAAGTATGTTCGATTTTGTTGCTCAAACACAACCTAATGCAAATCGTGTAACTGATCTTCAATTTTTGTCCTTTGATATAAAAGAGTTACCGTGTGGTAAATTCTATCCACAAGGCACTACTTTCTTAGTAAGAGCAGCACAAGTTAAAGAAATTCAATCATATTCAATGGTTGATGATAATAATTTTTATGATATCGTTGAAAAAATGAATGATATGTTACAAGCTTGTGTTCGTGTGAAATACGCTGATGGTAAAATGGGAAGCTACTTAGATATAAAAGACCAAGATAGATTATATCTAATCTTTCTTATTCGTGAATTGACCTTTCAACAAGGAAATGCTTTAGCAGTCACAGTAAAATGTACTTGTGGTGCAGATAATTCAGTTGAATTAGTTCGTAAAAACTTTAGATTTCATCAAATAGATGAAAAACTTGATAAGTTTTATGAAAAAGGTAAAAGTTCTTTCTCTTTCACAACAGTAAATGGAAAAGAGTTTGAATTAACACCACCAAACATTGGTTTACAAAAATCTTTTGCTGATTATATCATTAAAGAAAATAATGAAAAAAGACCACCAAATTTAGCATTCTTGAAAATTATTCCCTTTATGTTGAATGGAAGAACCAATATTACCTACGAAGGCATTAAGGTTAAACTCAAAGAATTCGAAGATTTAGATGATATTTCATTTCAATTCTTGAACGCCGCTGTCGGAAAAATGACATTTGGTGTAAAAGAATTAGCCAACAACTGTACTGCGTGTGGAGTGGAGGTCCGCACTGATATGACATTTCCCAACGGAGCGTCAGGTATTTTCGTTGTTCATGATGCCTTTGAGACCTTTATTAAAAAATAAACTTCTACTTCAAAAACATTATCACGTTCAAGAAGAGGCCATTGATAATTGGCCTTTCTGGATGTTAGAAGAAAACATTTCAATAGTAAATGAATTGACCGATGAAGAAGAAAAACAAAGAAAAAAAGAAGAAGAAAAACAACAAAGTTCACAACCAAACTTCAATCCAAGCTCTTATATGAATAATATGAATAGCATGGTAAACAAATTCAAATAGAAAATATCTTAAAGACGCTTTCAGAAAATAAAAAACCCAGAGATTTCTCTCTGGGTTTTCTTTTTGTAGTATTTTATTAAGCTGTGATGAAACCACCTGCTTGAATCGCTCCGGTTCTAAGAATTGTGATGTTATTCACAATGATTCCCATACCTTTGATTGGTTCAACGTAGGTATCAAGAACACCGATTTGGTTATCGATAATTTCTGATGTGTTGTTTTCTTCGTCACACTTATTGAAGTAATTGTAAAGACCGTTCTTAGAAACGTACTTTTCACAAATTACGTCAGCTCTCAACTTAATTTCAGCTCTGATTTCAGGAGTGTTGAACTTCCATTGGAAATCTAACAACATTCTTGATAATTCTCTCTCAAGTTCAATCAATACCTCTCTAACGTGAATGTAAGAAAGAGCAGATCTATAAAGAGTTTGAGCAGTATTTTCTGTTTCAATCACATAACCTCTATTTCTCTTGAACACAATTGGGTTCATTTGAGCTTGGTTAAGATTCTCGATATCTGTTGGTGTGAAATCTCCTTCAAGACCAGCAATATTTGTAATTCTACCGTTTGTCACACCAGCCGCAATTGTCCATGGAACAATTGTCGTAACTGTTGAGTTATGCTTTCTCATATAAGTTAATCCAACGTAAGCTGAAGGTGGAACATCAACTGGTCTACCATTATCATTTACAGTCAAATAAGGAGTGAAATAACCAACTGCTGATACGCCTCGCCCGTCACCGAATGAGTAAAGAAATGCTGGATTACTTTCTGGGTCACCACCCTTAGCTATAAACTCTGTCTGTAAAACTCCTTCAGCATTGACAAATGATGGAGAAGATGAGTTTTTAAAGCTTCTTAATGAAGGCATGTTTATTATACCAAAACAATCAAGTCTATCACCACAAATATCCACTAACTGTTGTTTACTTCTTTCAGTCAAACCTAAACCGAATGAATCGATTAAGTATCTGAAATCAAAAGCTTCTTTATTCGTAGCGGCTTTGAAAAGAGGTGTACCTTTTGCAACTAAATCAAGAATTGCTTGTTGTTTAGCTTCTGTACCATCAGGTAATGAATCTTGTCTAACTCTGAATCCCTTCAAGCTAATTGCTTTGTAAGTTGATACATAGTCATCAATTGCAGTGTATCTAAATGTCTGTTTATCACCAGTACCAAAGTCAGATATTTTAATCTCAGCATCACAAGTGATTTCAACTAAATTAGAATCACCTGTCCAAGTCTTCTTAGATAGAATTCTTGTCAATTTTTTAGGCATTTGGTTTGGATCCAATGATGCAGTTGCATAATTTGCTTCAAGATAATCACCAATTTTAACTTCAGTGTATCTAGAACCTCGAACAAGAATCTTGTTTGGTTGATATGTATATCCACTCGGAAATTCCAATTCAATCGACTGTTTGTAGTTAGAGTCTAAAGATTTTACCCAAGTAGTATTATTAGACCAAATAGGTTCTCCCATACCATCGATGCTGTCTAAAGGCACTGAAGACTGTAAAAGTGAATCTTGAAACTCTGTTTTCAAATTAAGTTCACTATCAAGATACATATTCAAATAAATTGGTCTATCAGCAAAGTTATCACTATAAGCGAATAGGTTATTAAGTTTACTCAAAAACTCATCTTTAACATTCTGCTCAACCTCGAAAGCGTAGTAACTATAAGTCGATGAACCGAAGAATCCATAAGCAGTACCGGATAATGTGTCCAAAGCATAAGCTCTTGTAATTGCTGTTAATGGTGAAACTTGACCAGTGAGTGTGGTTAAACCACCTGCTAACTGAAGAGCCTCATTAGTTGAATCATTCAAACCACTATCTGTCATTACTTTAAATACTCCTGAATTTTGAGCTCCTGACAACAAGAACTGATAATCATCCACAACATTGTTGAAGAAATCTTTGTTTTTAGTAATTATTTCAGACATTGTAAGTCCAAAGTAATTCGTTTCTTTTTCGTTTACACCGAAAACAATATAATCATATCCAGCTAATATATCATTAACAGATTCTCCACTAATCCATTGTACTTGAAGTGGTGAATAGTTAGTTTTTTGATAAATCACATCAGTTGTATTGATAAATCCTTGTTCATATGATTGATAGTAATTAGAATATCTAGACACAACACCTACTGTACCAGCGATTGTTGACTTAGTCTCAAGTCCTTGTTTTCCAAGTATGAATTCATTATCAAATTTATAAACAACCAATGGAACATTGTAATCAGCTAATGAAGAAACATCTGTTCCAGACACAAAATAATTATCTACATAATCATCATCAACGACAATGTTGTTTGAAGGATTTGTAGTAGGTATAGAACCAACAATCTCAAATGATCTATTAAGAGTGTTGACATCTTTAATATTTTTTATGGTTATTAAAGCTAAACTTACTTTTTGGCTGAATCCATCTAAAGGATAGGTATTAGGAATCGGATCGAAAAGTAATACACCTTTGTCAGAAGATGATCCATTCAAATAATCTAAAAGATAATTGAATGTCTTAATCTTTCTGTATCTCTCATAATCTCTCGGAGTAATAGATTGATTTGTATCAGGAAACTCAACTTTGAAAGAAGCAGAACCGGTAATTGTATAAGTAAAGTCAACACCAGCAATCAAAGGTTTGAAAGCAGCATCACCAGAACCAAGAACTGTTCTATCAATTGTCACATCATGGAATGTCACAGAAGCTGTAACGAAAGCTCCAGCGTAGTGTGAGAAAGAAGCGTAACCCAAGACAATATCTGTAGCAGCAACCAAAGGCTTAGTATTAGGCGAAGTTGTCTGAACAGATTTTATTGTACCTGAAGTATCAACAACGAATGCCGAATAGAAAGATTTAGCTGTTCCAGTTGTTAATGTATTATAGTAACTTGAACTAAGTTTTATGACACCATTCAAGTTAGTATTACCATTTGGATCTGATGCGGTATCGTTAATTTCAACGTATTGACCACCGATTATAGCATATCCATTATTAGAAGTAGCATCAACATCATAAGTTATTGAAACAGTTAAACCAGTAGCGGTTGCAGTCGTCACATTTAAATCATTAACATAACCTTCACTAAACCAATAAGTTCTCTCAGCTCCATTAGCCGTTGGTGTTATATAACCTTCTTTGATACCACCCGAAACACCAACATTAGACATATCTGTACTCAAGTAAGAGTGAGGTCCTGCTGATATAGGTTTAGATTGTGTACCAAACAAAGCCATAACGTTCCCTGGTCTATCAAGAACAGTTTGAACAAATGGATTGCTCTCTGTGATTGTTTCTTCATATGACAAGAATTTTATTTTAACTTCACCATCACCAGAACCATCATTAATATCTAACTCACCAAAGTTAGTGTAACCAGATGTTGGTGGGTTTGATAATAAATCATCACCAACCATGTTATTACCTATAAGGTCAACCAATCCTGTTGGATAGTCAGTTTCAAAAAGATCGGCATTGAATGAACAGAAAACTCCATGTTGGTCTGTTCCTCTATTAATAACAGTCTCAATAAAAATATTTTGACCGTTCAAATCTCTAAAGTATGGAATTAAAGACAAACCATCAGCATAAGCCAATGTTGTTACATTTCTATCATTAGTGAAGGGAATCACTTGATTCTTTCTCAAACCTTCAGGTGAGAAGTAATTAGAAAATCTTGGATCAACTGATAAGCTTCTATAATCAGAATAATCACCAGCAACAACAACAACATCTACTAAATAATCAGAGGCTAAATCGGTAGGATTTACATAAGGAGGTAATTTTTCTATACCACCATACCACTCAAGAAGCGGTCTATCAAAACCAACTTTCTTAGATTTGAAAACAAAGATAGTCACATACTTATCAGATAAGTTTGTGAAGTTTAATACTCTCTTTTCATAATCAAGATCAGCTTTTGTTATATTGATGAATGATTCTGTATCTCTTTTCCAGAAACCAGTAGTATCGAAAAATCTTCTATAAGGAGCTAATCTCTCAATATCGTTTTGAGCAGTTGTTTGAGCAGAAAGAGATTGATACTCGATTCTATCAAGTGCATCATCAGTTAAAAGCAAGTTGATTGCAAAAACTGGAGAAGATTCTAACATCTTAGATATTGTTCTATGAAAGAAAGAACCCTTTCTCTCTAATTGTCTATCAAGAGGTCCAAATATATTTTCCAATTCACCAATTGTCTTCAACAAAATAGGTGTATTAACTGGTCCTTTCTTGGAAACTCCAATGATGGTATTTGTTATACCTTCAACAATCGGACTTGAAATCACTGATTGGTCAAATTCTTCGATGAAGATTCCTGGTCTTTTGTATTTACCGATTTGGATTGCCATATTCTTAAATTTATTTTTTATTTATGTTATATATAAAATAGAAAAAACCATATTTTTCTATTTTTGACTAAGATTTTTAATTTTCTGCTCCTCCAATTTCATCATAGCTTCGAAATTAGTCTTCTTAGTTTGATAATTTTTATCAATCTTTGCATATTCAGATTTATTATAAAGTATTGTTTGATTCAAAGTATTCAAATAAGTCCTACTTTTCTCAATTCTTTCTGATACTTTAGATTTTTGTGAACTATCATCTAACTGATTGAATCTATCTTTCAAGTCATTCATTTGTTTAGTTAATTCATCTACTCTTTTCTTATCAGTTTCAAGCTGAGTTGCTAATCTATCAGCAGTTCTTTTCAGAGTATAAACACTCTCTAATTCTTTGAGATATCGATTTCTTTTTTTGACATCTCTTTGATTAGCATAAACATTTTTTTGTAAATCATTATTTATTTCAGAGTCTTGTCTTTCAGAATCATCGAATATTTTTTTCATTACATCTTTCTTCGACCTATAATAAGCAATATCCTTTTGAATCATATTAAGTGATTCTTTATTGGTCTTTTCGTTATCACTGATTAATTCTTCTGCTCCTGGTGTTTCTTTAATCTCTACACCATCTGCCTCCAAGAAAAGCTCAAATCTTTTAAGAAATTTCATATACTATATATCAAGTTATTTAAACAAAAAAACCCGATTAAATCGGGTTTTTGTTTATTTGAACTTTGAAAGTTGTGCTTGATACTTTGTTTTTATTTTACTTAACTCAGAATTGTATTCAGATTCATCCATTAAATTTCGTTTTCTCTTGGTTTGAATATTTCCAATCTCTGTCATAAAGTTGTAATACATCTCAGATATCTTAGGATTAACCAATGGCTCTCCCTCTTTTCCTTTCACATTACCTACAAAATGTTTACCATTTATAGACAGAGAATAAGAATCCTCCTTAGTTGCTCCCCAAAACTTTGAACTTGTTCTATGACCAGAATACCCTTTCATAACTGCTATATCCATCTTAGGACTCGTTGTATAGGATGTCTTAAATCTACCCTCTTGTTTATCTTCAGGTGAGAGTTGTCTTAATTTAGTAGTTTGTTTTTGACCAACTCTGAACTTGTTTACCTTAGCCTCACTGACTACATTTAACTTGACATCAAAATATTTCAAAATCTGTTTCAATGTTTCATTAAATATTTCTAAACTATCACCAAATGTGGCCAATCCACCATATAAGTTCTCCTTATCAAATTGAATTGATCTCAATGAGAATCTAGCAATCTTTTCAGCTACAATCTTTCTTTTATCTTTTACAATATTGATATTTTCTTTGAAAAGAACATCTAATTTTGGCATTGTTGATTTGTATTTACCATGTAAATGTTCCCAAATCTCTTTATAGAGAGCGACTATGACATCTTTACTTTTCATTTTCTCAGAAATCACACTATCAAGAAATTCAGGAGTAATAGAAACTCCTTTATCTTTTTCATCCAATAAGATAGAAATTGACTTTCTCATCTTAGTGAAAGCCTGTAATAAATGTGTTTCACTTTTTCTGATAGTTGCTTTACCTTCTTTTCCAAAAAATTTAGCCTCATTAACAAAATCAGAATATGACGTGATGAAAGACTCAGATAATCTTTCTAATGAAACTGCCATTTCAGGCGATTTTGATGTATATTCACCATCATTGTCCTGAAAAATAACTGAAGCTACTCCCTTAGCGAGTTTTTTCTTTTTAGTATCATCTTTAGTAAGCCATTTTTTATCTTTTCCCAAATCTGTATCATGAGTTAAAGATATCAACTTAACTTTCTTTTTTTCACCCTTTTTGTTTGTATAAGTATAGATTTTACCAACTTCAAATTGACCTATTTTTTGTGGATTCATAGAATCGTACCACTCTTTAGCAATTTTCATCAGTCTATTTCTTGTACCTTGGCCTGGTTTAGTATTTTTACCAGCTTCTTTTTGAGATTTTTGCCACTCAATAAGTAATAATTTATATTTTGCAAGTGTTTTAAGTCTTTTTCTTGTTCCTTCACCGGGCTTTGTATTTTTTCCCAATTTTTCTTGTTCTTCTTTCCATTCAGATAAAAGTTCTTTGTAGATTTCATCAAAAGTCTTTTCAGCCTCTTTTTCTACATTTACTTCTACTTCTCTAATCTCTTGTATTTCTTCTTTGTTAAGTTCGACCTCTGGCTCCTTTAAACTAATCAATTCGGTAGAAGTCATATCTTTTAAATCCTTCTTTGAACTTTTTACTTCTTCTCCTTCTATACTTATACTTTTGTACTGACTCAATAAATCTCTCAAAGCTGTGAGATTCTTAATCATTAATGGATAAGCAGATTTTTCATCTTTAATAACTTCAGTCGGTTTGTTTTCTTCTGGTTCCTTAGTTCCTTCCTGCCCTGGCTTAGGTTCACTCGGTTCTGGTGTATCTGGACCTCCCTTTTCAGGTTTATTAGGTTCCTCTGGTTTATTATCTGAAGTTTCATCTGGAGAGGGTTTATCTTTACCACTTGCGTCTTTTTTTTGAAAAGTAACTTCTCTTCTATCATCACCAAAAACATCAATATCCAAATCTTCAATTGAATTCAACATATCATTGAAAACTTGTTTTGCTTTAGCATCATATTCATATTTTTTGAATAATCCAAATATTTCATTCTTTGAATATTGATCGAAATTAAGTGTCTTCATATCTTATAAGTTTATTTTGTTATTACTCGCTGTTCTAACATTGTTCTTTAAACCTGGTAGACCTAATATTTGTTCTAACTTGGCATCTAAGAAAACCGTTTTATCTTCTATTTTAAGAAAAACTTTAACTTCATCTTTCAGATTGAATTGCTTATTTGATTCTTTCGGTTTAGACTCAGAAAAAACCTGTGTTACATCAGCCTTGAAAGATTTATCCTTTTGTAGTTTATTTTCAGAAAGATTATAATTTAATTCTAACAATTCAACGGTTCCCGGTTTTTTCATGCGTGGTAAAGTACCTTTTATATTAGAGGTTCCAAAAAACCAACTATCTAAAACTAAAAACCATACTTTAGTTTTAGATGTGTCTTTAAGTAAATAATAAAAATATTTAGTTTTACCATCTATATTTAGTTTAAATATCAGACCTTTCATATCGTCCTGTTCTCTCAAGTAATCCCTAAGAGTAGTTTCTTGTTTATCTGAAATTTGAGTCCAGTTAAAAAACCCACAACTTGTCTGATTTGGTAAATCATCAGCAGTATTTCTATTTTTTTTAACATCATTAAATCCAACAAATGATAATCCGCCTGCTTTTTTTATCGCGTTATCATCGATACTGAAATACTCATTCAAAAATTGTTGTAAGTTATTACCACCCTCACCTCTCTGAGATGAATACATTGATGAGTCATTCAACAATCTTGTAATAAATCTCAATAGTATTTTACCGAGAGGTTTATTAATTTGCTTCTTTTCATCTTTTTCTGCTTCAAGAATTAATTTTTGATTAGTATCAAAACTATAACTATCACGAACACCCCCAATAATTTGTGATTTACTTATTAGAGCATCTTTCTTTTTATCTTTATACTCCCAACTAAAAGTTGCGTCTTCGCTGAATATAGTTGTTGTGTATTTTGTGTTAGATAAAATTCCCATTACAGCATCATTCCATTTTTCATATAACTCGATATTTCTCCAAGGTCCATAACCCGGCTTTTCCGCCTCACCCGGCGTTCCCGTACCAAGATACTCATATTCTAAATAAACAGACATTGAAACTTTTCCACCTGTTCTTCCAGAAGGTATAGTTGGAACGGTGTGTAATCTCCAAGCTCTTTGAAATAATCTCACAATCTCCATAATAGAGTCTGAATTTCTGAGAACTATGTTGTCAGTTGTTTTACCCATATCTTTGATATCCTGAACTTGAGTTTCAGTAAATTGAAATTTATCTTGAATATCTTCCGTAAATAAATCATTGAACTTACTAGCTATAGCATCGTAATTAACTGCCTCATTAATTTTTCTAAAACCTTCATATCTTAACAAAGATTCTTTCTTCACTTCTTCTTTCTTTTCTACTTTAGATGTTATATTACTAATATCACTGGATAATTCTTTACCATCTTTACTCATAAAGAAAAATTTATCTCCTTCAATTTTAGTGATTTCTTTTTCACCCTCACCACCATCTTTCAACTTATATTTAACAACATCTCCAACTTTGTATTCTGTTTTCTTTTCTTTAAAGCCTTCTTCAGAAACAACTCCTTTCATACCATTCAAAATATCAGAAAGAGATTTATTATATTTTTCGATAGACTTTCCAAAATCACCCATAGCAGAATAAAGATTTTCTGTCTTTTTAGGATTAAGAGTCAATGGATTATCTTTGTCATTGAATTTCAAAGAAGTATAAGAAAATCTTGCAATCTTTTCAGCAATAATACTCAATTTAGATTTATCATTCAATATATCAACACTTTCTTTAAACAACGGTGTCTTATCGGGATTTAAAGTATCTTTTCTTTCTCCAAGTAGGTAGCTATAAATAATCTTATAAAGATTCTTAACTGCCTCAATCGTTTCTTTTTTATTCTTATCTTTTAATATCTCATCAATAAATTTACCATCTACAGCTATACCCTTTATTTTAGAATCAACCAATTGTGCTGATGCTTTTCTAAAGTTTTGCAGAGCTGAAACAGCACTCACTTCTGCTTTCTTTATAACAGAAGAAGCTGTCGTCTTAGTAGCAACATCCTCAAAAATATATGATTCATTTGTTACTTGTAACAATTTATTATCTACCACTTTAGTTGGTGATGTTTCATTATAATTACCAGAATCATCAAGAAAAACTACAAAAGATGTATTAGGTTGTAATTTATTCTTCTGAACATCATCATCGGTTCTCCATTTTTTATCAGGACCTATTTTCATAACATTTGTATTAGAAACACACAGAACCTTACTTTTCTTTGGACCTTCAATCAATAAATATTTCTTTCCAGGTTGAACTTTGACCTGAGAGGGTACTGGTGTTTTAGAAGGTTCACCCTCAATAGAAACATATTTCAGTGTATCTAAAACTCTTTTTAAATCCTGTAAATTAAGAATCATTTGAGCATAAGTGACTTTACCAACAGACCCACCACCACCAGCACCGACCTGACCAACTTCTTCAACCTCAGCACCCTCTTCACTACCTTCTTCACTACCACCTTCATCTTCTAATCCTTGAAGAAACTCTCTAAATTCTTTTAATATTCTCAATAGTTCATCTTGGTCTTCTAAGTTATAACTTGTGACTTGTCCTTCAAGAGTTACAACTTTACCGATTAAATCTGTGACATCTTTTTCTTCTTCAATTGCTGTGGCCAAGTCACCAATTAAATAACTGGTTGTTACAATTTCTTGAACACCATAAGGTGATTCAATCTTTGAAGTTTCTAACATTTCATCAAAAAGAGCCTTTAGACGGTTACTAAGAGAGTCAATTCTTTTTAAATTGAACTTAATTTTAACTTTTCTTGCTATAGAATTAATCATTTTACCAACCCAAGAATCGCCCCAATTGACATCATTTGAAAAAGCCTCATTTGATTTTGGAATTCCAGTATATTTGCTATATCTTTGTGTTCTAAGTGTGTCTAAGTATTGTTCTCTTGTTAGAATCTTATTCATAAACTCTGAGCGATTTTATTTTCAGTATATATAAAATTCTAAACATCTTTTTTGTATTTTGAAAATTATTGATTATATTTGTATAACAAACAACAAAATCATCTATTATGAGCAAACTTTATAAAGACAACTTTTTAGCTTTACACTTAAACAAGTTTAACTCAGTTGAAGAGTTTGATAGGGTCTTAACAGACAATGGGCTAACTAATATCGATCCAAAAGCTATGTTCGAAATGAAAAATGAAGGATACACTAAAGTTTTCTTCGATACCGAAACTGGCCGAATGGTTGGTTTCTGTCACAATACCTTAAAAAAACAAGTTAAGTTCACTGATAATTTCATAAGCCAACTCAGAAATCAAAAATCTATCGATTTCATAGCAGAGCCAACCGACTTATCAATCGACACTATACTTGATAAAATCAGTTCTAAAGGCCTAGACTCACTGAATCGTTATGAAAAAGCTTTTTTAGAAAACAACTCTAAATAAATTATTCTTAAAAGTAATGACAAACCCAACCCAAAAGGTTGGGTTTTTTATTTTTTCTAAAAAAATCCATATCTTCTCCAAATTAGTTTTGTAACATCAATATATAACTTAATAATTTTGGTTAAACCGTTATGAGATATACCGAACTAGTGATTGATGGTAAATCATTCAAATCACAAAATGAAATTCTTAAACAATTACTCCTGAAAAAGTTTTATTGGCTCTTAGACTCTGAAATCGAGAATGCTAAAATAGAGATTAAAAATGATACTCTGATTTGGCATTCAGGGGATTTCTACTCTGGAGACTGGGAATATGGCATTTTCAAATCAGGTAATTTCTATGGAAATTTCATAAATGGAATATTCGAAAATGGAAATTTTAAAGGGAAATGGCAATCTGGTATCAATTTAAAATCTGAAAGGATATAAAAAACAATCAATTAACATGAAAAAGAAGAAAGTAGCTGTCATGAGACCAAACAATGTTTGGAACTCTGAAATGATTAAAATCGGTCAAGATTTTAATGGTTATTATTTCGAAATAGGAATGGAATTAACTAATGATTTAGCAGAAGCAGTAGCAATTTTGATGAGATTGAAATCTAAATGGAACGATGAAATTTGGAATTTAGAAATATCAGAAATCGACTACTATAATATCGAACCTTCAAAATGTTTATATTGGTTGACTGGTGGAGACAAAGAATGGGGAAGGGAAGAAAACTATAAAAAATACTGGCACGAAGTTCAATTAGAATTTCAAGAAGAGTTTGGTGTTCTAATAATATCTATCTTGAAAAAATCTAAAACTTTAAAAGATGTGAGAACAGGATTCTTAAAATATCTGAATCTAGCAACACTTTACAACTTCGCAATTGAGAAAGGAATAGCTTGAAATAAAAACCCAGTCAAAAATGACTGGGTTTTTTAATATATAGTATTATGAATGCTCATTTCATCGACTTAGATATAATATTAAATACTGAATCAAAACCTTGGATTGTTTCTAAGGAGAAACCTAATATTCCAATTTTAAAAATAGAACCTTCTGATTTTAAACTTTTTCAATCGGGTATTTACCGAAATCAAAATAATAAAATTGAATTCAACGGTAAAACGTTCTGGTTATCTAATGAGTTTATGAATAAAGTTAAATTATCTGCAAAAAAATATAGAGCCGATGTTTCTAACTTGGCCATTTCTCTACAAGAATATCTTAATCCACAGTTGATAGAAAATATTCCATTTGAAATTGATTTATCTATCTTCAATCAAATCATTAATACAGATGATGATATTTATATCATCTGCTCTAAAAACACTAAAAGAAACTACCAAAAGCAAATTGATAAATTAGAAGAAGATTTGAAAGAAAAAGGATTAAAAGTAAAACAATTTTATTACATATCTGAGACTTTTATGAATAGAAATGAAGACGATATTTCCAATTTAAAAGTAAAACTAATTTTACAACACCTAATTGGTCTCAAAACCGAAGGTGATAAAATCATAAATAAAGAAATATCTGACTATACCAAAATTACCTTTTATGATGATTCTAAATCAGCTATAGAACTGGCTAAAAGAATAAACCACGTATTAGAATCACTACTAATCAAAACTGAAAAAGAGGTCAAATTAAAGGTCAAAGATAAAATTCAAAATGTTGATAATGTTTTGATTGTAAAAGAGTACACACATAATAAATCGAAAAGATTCAATGAGACTATTGTTGAATTAGAATATACAAATGTGATTAAAAACTTTGAAAGTTTTAACTTTTCTTTTTCAAAAGGGCCTCGTTAATCATATCATTCAATTTCTTAGAATCAACAACTTGTCCGTCATCATCTGAACCGATTGAAGGTGTTTCTGGATTACTTTGCTTCATCTTATCAGCTACCTCCATTAGATCACCTCTAAAATCTTTATAAAACTTCTCTAAATCACTTCTCATCGTAGATGCAAATTTAGAGTTTTCACGAACCTCTCTAATAGTCTGGTTTATAACCTCGTGCATTCTAGCTGAATTATCACCATTATCTACTTGTCTCAATTGTGAAAGAAAGTTCTTACGAGTCATCTTCTGTAAGAAAAGAGTTTCAGCATAAACCATAGCATCTTCTTTCATCTTATTTCTGATATAAGCATTGTGTTTTAACTCTGGAAACTCACCTAAATAAAGATCAACCAAAGACTCAAGCACTTCCATACCCTTTTGTGTCACCATTGTTAGATCGGCATCATAATCGTAAAGTTCAATCTGCCCTAAATCAGGCAGGTCATCAATTGTTGCCAAGTGTTGACTGATATCAAATTCTTTATTCTCTTCTTGAATTAAATCAAATTCATCTGTTAATCTATTTTTCTCTTTTTCCAATTTTGACTGTGTTCCCATATGTGAGTGTATTATTTGTATATATATGTAAAGTATATAGTAAAAAGTTTATTTCCTTTATGTCAAAACAGATAATATGGAACACAAAAATGATAGAAGAAGCCGCTGATAATATCAATAATGGTTTCGTTCTTAGTAGAATACAAAATCCATTCTACGAAAATACAATTGGTCTAAGAAAAGCTGGCTTAACATTTCGAATGTCAGCAGTTGAAATAGATGAATATGTAAAATGTAAAATGGATGTACATTATTTTGCTGAGAAATATTGCTGGGTCAAAGGTGAGAAAGGAGAGCCAGTTAAATTAAAACTCAGAGATTATCAACAAGAAATCCTTGATAACTTCTTTAATAATCGTTTTAATATTTTAATGGCTTCCAGACAAACAGGTAAAACCATTTCATCATCAATTATGATGTTACACTTTGTTCTTTTCAATAATAATAAAAACGTTCTTGTAACAGCTAATAAATTGGACACAGCAGTTGAAGTTCTGGATAAGATGAGAGAGATTTATCAAAGACTACCATTCTTTCTTCAGCAAGGTATTCTTAACTGGAATCAAAAGTTTATGGTATTTGAAAACAAAAGTAGGATTAAAGGTTTCGCAACCACAAAAACGGCATCTATCGGTCAGTCTGCCGACTTTCTTTACTTAGATGAGTTTGCTTACCTTCCGGATAATATTGCGGATAAGTTCTATAAATCGGTATTTCCAACCATTGCTAACATCGAGAACTCTAAAATTATCATCACATCAACACCGAATGGATTTAATCTGTTTCATAAACTTCTTATGGAAGCTGAGAAGCCAGAAGGTGAAAAGTCATCTTATGTAGCAAAACGGGTTTATTGGTGGCAAGTTCCGAAAAGATTTGTGACTTATGTAAGATTACTACCTAAAAAGTTAGAAGAGTTTAATATAACAACCGAACAAGTTTTAGAACATCTAAAACAGAGATTTCCAAACAATAACTCTGAACTCGATTACAATGACGAAATTAAGAAATGGGTAATAACTATCTTTAATTCAATTGATTGTTCAGAAGATGATATCATTAGGGAATCAATCGGTGAAATCAAACTACCACAAATAGCCGAAATAACTACTTGGAAAAAAGAAACAATTAAAGATATTGGAGGAGAAGAAGCTTTCAACCAAGAGTTCGATTTAAGATTCATCAATTCTTCTAGAAGTTTATTGGATGAAGCTTTGATTGAAGAATTGACAAGAAATAAAAAACAATTTGAGTGGAAACCAATTGAGGAGTTTGATAGAAAGTTAAGATTTTCTTATCAAGACTTGAAATGGTCAACTGATGAATCTGTTTATAATCCTCAATTGAGAAAAGACTACAAAATTTTACTATCTATTGATGTCGCAGAAGGATTAGGTTTGGACTACTCAGTAATCAATATCTTTAAAATGGTTCCTAAATCAATTGATTTGATTAACTCACAAAAGGCTAACTATAAAGATGTTTTAGACTTTGTTAGGTTGGAGCAAATTGGTATTTATAGATGTAATATCGTATCAGTAGCAGATTTAGCTGAGATTGTTTATCTCTTAGCTTTTGAACACTTCAATTCAGACAATGTTAAATCGGTTTTAGAGGTCAATACTTATGGAAATGAATTATTAGCACATCTACCAAATGTGTTTGGAGGTAACAATGATTATGGCTCTGGTGTATTCTTTAGATTTAAACATCGTGTTGATGCTTTAGATGAAAAAATTGGTCTCAAAGTAGGTGAAAATAAAAATTTAATGGTCAAAGACTATCAAGACCGTTTACACAATAGGTCTATCATTGTCAGTGAACATGAAACCATACAAGAAATGACCACATTTATTAAACATACTACATCTGCTGGTAATGTTAGGTATGCTGCTGATGGTTCATCACATGATGATACAGTAATGACAATTGTTAACTTAACTGCGATTTATGGTAAAAATGATTTTAAAGGTATTGTAGAGGACTTATTTGAAAACTTAGGCAATACCGAAATTAAGAATCTAATAGATGAAGTCTTAAAAAGAATTGAATACACTGAAGGTGTTGACTACAAACAACTATTGGATGTCAGAAGAAAACATCTAACATCCAGTAGAAGAATTCAAGAAGCAAGAAAAGGTTGGGGTTTAACCGATTAGTTTTCCTCAAGAGTCGCACAAAGACCAGCATTCACTAACTTCTCTTTCATGATTGAAAGTTTTTCAAAATCACCATATTTGACATCACACTCACCTTTAAAGTGAACGATATGAGCACATTGATTAGCCTGTTCATACTCATGTCCACAAATTTTCATTAGACAGGTGATTACCCAATCAAACGAATTGTAATCATCATTTCCGAGAACTAGTTTCCAAGGTTGAGATAAAATCTGATCAACTTCTGATTTAGTTTTCTTTTTAGTAATTGTTGCCATATTATTTAGTCGAGTTTATAATTTTTGGAGTTTTATCTGATTTTGTAACATCTATGATTTCAACACGACAAGGTTGAAATCTTGCCCAAGTTTCAAATTGAACAAGGTGATCGTGTCTATCATCATACATGACAAAAACTTCTGGTTTATATTTATTAATTAATTCTTCAAAAAGTTTAGTTTTGAACTTGTAGGTTTCACCACCCCAGTTACACTGAACTAAATCAAATTCAAGATTGTGTGATTTCAAAACTTTCTCAACTTCTCTTTGTAGTTTAAGAAGGCGTCCGGTTGCCAAAATTACCATAGTATCGTCCTCAGCGACTGCTTCTAGATACTTTTTATAAACAAATGGATTGACCGGAATATTGAAAATATTCATATCAAGTGTTTCTTTCTTAGACCACCAACCGGTATAAGGCCAAACTGTGCCGGTCTTTTCTTTCCATATTTTTTCACCTTCTATTGGTTCAGGAGTGAAACATATAGTTCCATCAAAATCAAAGCTGACTATTTTTTTCATCAAAATGAAGAGTTAATTTATAGATATATATTAAGTAGGCTAATATACAAAAAATAATTAAAAAATGAAAACATTATTCAAAACATTATTTATGAAGTCAGATTCAGAAACTCTAGACATAAAATCCATAATGATTGTAGTTCTATTTGTCATAGCTGGTATATTCTTTACTCAATGGTATTTCGGTGGAGAGAGTCACAGAAAAGAAAGAAAAGCTCTTGAGAAACAAAACAAAGAACTACAAAAACAAAAAGAAATTTTAGCGAAAGACTTTAACACACTTCAAAAAAAATTTGAAAAAGATTCAACAGACTTGGTGAGAATACAAGCTGAAATAAAAGTCTTAGATGGTAAAATCAAAGATAAAGACGCTCAAATTGATAAGGCGAATAAAGATTTGAAAGATTTCAAAGCTGGTATTTCTAAAACCAAATCAGAAATTAAAGATTTAAAAGATCACCCAATTAAAAGAACCGGTAATAGTCTTTTAGAATCTATAAAAGAAAAAACTAAATAATTATGAAAAATATAATCTTTACTTTAAGTTTACTCCTAACGTTTATGTTAGGTTTCTCACAGACCTCTTTTGTAAAAGAAGATTTGCCCCAATATTTTGTCCAAAATGGAGACACAATAGGTATCCTTTTAACAGTTGAACAAGTCCAAAAACTAGATAATAACTCCGAATTGTTAGGTCTATTTGAAAAGCTATCTATAAAATGTGATAGTTTAGATACATACTATATAGGGGTCATCAACAAAATGAACGATAAAATAACAATTCTTAATACTAAGATATCTAAACAGGATGAAGCGATGAAAAAACAAGACGACATGGTAAAAGATGTAAAGGCTCAATTAGCCAATGCTCTTTTAAGACTAGATTTATGTGAACAACAAAGAAGTAATGATTCAACAATAATAAGAGGGTTAAAACAAGATTTAACTAAGGCAAAAGTTAAAGGAATAGCCGGATGGGCTACCACTGGTGTAGTTTCAGCAGTAGCTATATTTCTTGGTATATTTTTTGGCATAAAATAACAAAAAATGACTTTTTATAAGTAATATATAAGTTATAAAAAATATCTTAAATAGGATGAAACACATTAGAAAATTTGAATCTTATCGTAATAACAAGAGAAGAGATGAAATCATAAAAGAATCAGTTCTTCAGGTTAACGACATTTATAAAGTAAGAACTTTGATTGATATTCCACAATCTCTTATTAACGCTTATGTTAAAAAAGTTAAAGACAACACTGGTAAAAATCTTAGACAATTCTTTGGTGATGTAGATATCGCAGAAGAAATTGTAAAATATGTTACTTTGAACTTCACTAATGTTGATCAAGTTCCAGCTGGTGCACTTACTGGAGACGCTCAAGGATCACCAGAAGGACAAACTCAAGCTCAGTCACAAACTGAACCACAAGCTCAAACCCAAGCTCAGCCACAAACTCAAACTCAAGCTCAGCCACAAGCTCAAACTCAGAGTCAAGGGCAGGCACAAGTACAAGTTCAAACAGAAGCTGAACCACAAGCTCAGCCACAAGCCCAAACTCAAGGTCAAGCACAGGTTCAAGGTCAAGGTGAGTTTGAAGAAGTAGGTGAAGAAGAGAAAGAAGGCACTGAAGAAGAACCTCAGGGACAAGCTCAAGAAGAAGGCGAAGAAGAATTACCTCTATAATTGAAAATAATCAAAAAATATATTTGAAACGAAACATCAAAAGTGTTTCGTTTCTTTTTTTTATATATACTATATGGAATGGATAAAAACATTTGAAAGTTACAATACAATCGAAGACTTAATTATTGTTGATGTTCAAAAATCATTTAGTAAATTTTTTACCGAAATGTATATAAATCAACTAACTAAACATTGTGTCAATTTTAAAAATGTTTATCAAGTATTTGACAACCACCACGAAGGTAAAAATGTTGATAAAGATTATCTTTATGATGAAAATCCAGAGATACCGGTATCAGATGAGTTTTATAGTTTTCCAAATATAAAAGAAAGAATAGAAAAAAGATACAACTATAAAGTAGATGCAGATTTCTACAAGAAGATACTTGATAAAGAAGTTTATGATGAGGTATCAAGTTTAGAAGAAAAGAAACAACTAAAGAAAGGCGATATGTTTCCAACGAAAGAAGGGACTGTAATAGTCTATATTGGTAATAATCACGTATGGTTTCATTCTAGTAAAAAACTATACGATGTGTTACAATCCTTAAAAGGTAAAACAGTAGAGATAGTAGGTGGTTCAGATTCAGAATGTTTGGAAGATGTAGTCACTTTAGCAGAAAAAATAGGTGTTCTTATCAAAAGAAATTATAAATATATTTGGTCAGCATCACATTGTCCTATAAGATAGTCATAATATAAATTTAAAAATAAATATATAATATAAATTTAGTTGATATATGCCTTCAAAATCAAAAAAACAACAAAGACTTATGGGAGCTGCTTACGCTTACGCGACTGGTCAGAACAAAGATGTTCCAGATTACATAAAAGATGTTGCAAAATCTTTCATGAAGAAAGGTAAAAAGAAGGGTACCAAATCTCTTAGAGATTTTGCTAAAACCAAGCATAAAGGTTTACCGGAAAAGGTAACTAAAGTTGAAGAATCATTAAGACACTTAGTTAGATTCTCTGAGTTTAAGGGTTGATTTTCTCAACCAAATACTCAGAATAACTTATATTAGTTTGAGTATCAATATAAAGATTCTGACTCAAGTAATCAGTATAAGAAATAGATTTATCAATCATTTCAGCAACATATTGACTATAACCAATATAGTTATCCCTACTATTTCTTAATTCTTTTATCTTTTTAATTTTATCTATCATATTATAAAAAACCCTCCGAAGAGGGTTTGATTGTTAAGATTGTAATTGTGTTTCAGACTTAGGTAGTACTTCTGATAAAAGAACATCAGAAGCATCCATTCTCAGAGCCCACTGTTGAATATCTTCTGGTAAGGCTTTGGCACGAGCATCATAGTAATTAATCACTTTAGAAACTTCTCCGATTCTCATTAATAACTTAGAGAATATATAAGCTTCTTTGGTCAAACCCTTGACTTTATGACTCTGTATCAAATGATAAATATAAGTTAGCTCAGTTGCTGTAACTTCAAATAATTTGATGTCAGTATCATTTTGATACTTAGTTCCCTCCATAGTACCAAGAAGTTCAGTAAGCTCGATAGCGATGAAAACAGTATTAACATCATAATCCAACTTCTTTAAGAGAAGGTCTGTCAAAAGATTATATTGAGGTCTATTCAAGTAGAAGTTAAACTTAACATCTCTTAGAGTTTTTTTATATTCATTGTAAAGATATTGAGCATTTCCGTAGATGGCATCTTTTGCTTCTTCTACTAATCCATGTCCTGGATTATTTTTCATGAAATTTTCTACTTCTTCAATTTTTGAGTCTAACATTAATTCTCTATCGAAGTTTAAAAGTCTATTCAAAACTTCATTTTCAAAAAATGATAACTCAGGTTTTACAGTATTTACTTGTACGGTTTGATTCATTTTATTATATTATTTTTTTAATCCCAATTCTTCAACTAAAATATTCAAAGAATCTAATTTATCTTTAGCTTCACAATACTGTGTAACCCACCTATCGTGTTCAGTTAGCAGGTCAGAGTGTTCTCCAATTGCTGCCAAATTAGAATTTGATAGATATAAAGCTAAGTTCGCTTTTGCTTCTTCCATTTGTGCCTCATACTTTTTAGTTAAAGCACTTATATAAGTTTTTGATATATTCATAATTTTAAATTTTTTTAGAATGTGAACTCTTCAGTACCATCAGCCTTTTGTTGTTGATACAATTCTTCAACTTGATTTGCCTTTGCGACTTTTTCTACACCATATTTAGTGATTAAAGCTGAAAAAGTTGATAAATCTGGTTTAATCATTTTAATTTTTCCGGACTCAGTTTCAATAGAAATTTTATCAATTTCTTGTTCAATCAGAATTGAAATAGATTCTTCATCAAATACGTTGAAAAGATCCTCATTAACTGAAACTAACAACTCTTTATTCAAGAGAAAAGTGTATTGATCAGCCAATTTAGAAATTTTAATTAATTGTTTTTGTTTTTCCGAACCAATAAATTGGAAACCTACTGAAATCGGAAAAGATTTTTTGTTAAACACATCGAAGAACTCTTTTTGAGTGTCCTCAGAAACTTCGTAAAATTTACTCATTTATAGATTTTTATTTTTATATTATAAGAAAAATTGAAATGTTTGTTTATCCTTTCCATAACCAAAATGTGAAAGTAATTAAACCAATAACTGAAATAACAGGCAATAGAATTCGATATATTATCTTATTAATCTCAACAGAATCTAATTGTTTATAACCAATAACAATTAAATAAGAATATTTATCAACCTTTTTGATGGGTTCATAAAAATCATATAATTCAGAAATACCTATTGAGTTAAGAAAAGTAGATAATTCATTTATATAATCTCTAATGTAATTTTGAGATATTCTATCTATATCATCTTTTCTTAGATTATAAGGCTCTTCAACAAGATTGGTTGGTATGTTCAGAACCGTGTACATTCTATCAGCGTTGTCAATTCTCATGTTAAAATCTCCCTCAAGTCGCACTTTGTTCTTATTAATCGCTGACTTATAGGAGAAGAATAATCTCAAATCTTTAAAAATACCCATATAAGATTATATATCAAAAAGAATCAGATGTTGATATTTTTTTAAACTGAACATCTATTTTAGAATAATCAACAGAGTAGAATCCATTTTTATCTATAATTAAAGCCTCTTCAAATTGAGTATTTAGTAGCTCTTGTGCAATTACACCCTGATAAATAACTCTCGGATTGAAAGTATATGTAAAGTGATAAATATTTATTCCACTAACCGACTCACCAACTTTCTTTAATATGTTTTTTAATCTTTTATCAGAACGACCCGTACTATTGGGAACATTACCAGATGAACTTAATTGATTTTCTTTTACAGAAAGTAAATAGTTTTTAAGTGCACCTCTCGAACCAACCACACTAGAAATATCAGCTAGTAAAGCTGTCATCCTATCTACTTTTTCTGCCAAAATTTGTCCCTCGGTTTTTTGATTGTTACCTTTAGGAGTTACTTTCATAGCGGTTGCAGTAGGTGAGGATTCTTTTTTACCTTCGAAATCTTTAATCAATTCGGCAAATATTCCACCTTTCTCTTCTATCTTATCCAATACATCTTCTAACATATCAGGATCCATAAGAGATAACATTATAACATTATTAGCCATACTCTTAACTAATCCAAGTTTTTCAACATCCAATCCTTGAATCGAATTCGAAAAAGTATTCATAGATGAACCCAATTTTTCGAATGCCATAGCCAATAAAGTTATGTTAGAAACAGCCTGTTCCAATGGACTTTTCGAAAATAGGTTTGATATTTTACCAAATAATCCACCTGATTCCGGCGCATCAAAATTTAACATTCCAATTATTGATTTGAACTTTTGTAAGGCAGTAATTGTACCATTAATCCACTCTACTTTCGGAAACTTTGTAAAATCTCCAAGACTAAATATTCTATCTACTCTGACTATTAGTTTAGCTATATCCAATAGAGAATCACTAGAACTTGCACCAAATAGACCCGCAATACCTTCACCAATAGCACCTAATACACTCTGATTTGACATCAACTTCTGAAATTTAGTCATAGCTGATATTGCACCAGTGACCCATTCATCTTTTGGATATATTTTATAAGCACCTCGACTAAATATAGCATCAATTCCAACAATTGTAGCTGCCATACCTAAAGCAACTAAAGAACCTATCAATATTAAAGGACTTAGAAGTGAAATAGACGCAGATATAGTTGCGAACTTTGCCAATAATGACATCGTAGGATTAACCCACTTGTCTGGTGGATAAGTTTTATATGAACCCATTTGAAATAACTTATCAATCAAAAGTATCGTACCAGCTATAACTAAAGCTGTAGCCGAACCGATTACAATTATCGGTGAGACCAGACCAAGTAAAACAGACATAGCAGCGAATCCACCAAGAATTGACATAGTTGGAATAACCCACTCACTTGGAGGATAAACTTTATATGATCCCATTTGAAATAATTTATCAATTAAAAATATTGTACCAACTATTAAAAGAGCTGTAACCATACCAGCAACTATGATTGGAGAAACAATCCCCAATAGAACAGCCATAGTCGCAAATCCACCAAGAATTAACATAGTCGGAACAACCCACTCACTTGGAGGATAAACTTTATATGATCCCAATTGGAAAATATATGAAACACTTACAATCGCAAGAGCAACGACTGCAATCATTGCTAGACCTGCGTAGAAGAATGGATTAAAAACCTGAGTTCCTAATAATATAGCAGTCAATCCAAAAAAACCAAGTGCTAAACCAACACCCATCGACCATCCCATACTCGGAAACTTATCATAGTTACCTGTTGATAAAATATAAGAAACCGCAACAATCGAAGCGGCTATTATAAGGATTACTCCGAGTCCCATATAAAACATTGGATTCATTAAGAAATTACCCAATAACATAGCAGCAACCGCAAACAGACCTATACTTATGACTGTCCCAATAGACCACATAAGTGGTGGATAGTTTGTGTAGTTCCCAGCAGATATTAAATGAGATGAAATCATAATTGTAGTAGCAATTATTATGATTGATAAACCACCTTGAACATAGTCTTTGACACTACCTAATTTTAAAACTAACCAGGTTACAAGTGCAAAAGCCGCAATCGCTAAACCCGAGAATAAAGTCCAAACGAGTGGTGGATAATTAGTATAGTTTCCCTTAGATAACAAGAGAGAACTTATCATTATAGTTGTTGCCATTATAACAATGGATAACCCACCATTAAAATAGTCTTTTGGATTACCAAGTTTGTTGACAACTTTCACAGCGACTGCTAAAGCAACTACCGATAAAGCAATACTTATTGATAAGAATAGAAATTTAGCGATTGTTGAAAAAGAAACAGGACTCATCAACATAAGTAAATATGAAGCACCAACCACCGCAGCAGTCAAAGCCAATAAAACAAGAGTTCCCATTCCGATCTGTTTTTCTGTTATTCCTTTAACGCCCTGCATTAGTGGTTTCACTGCGTAAGACAACACCACAAACGTTGCGGCAATTAAAATTGCAGTGAATGCTTGAAATAAACCAATCGGTCTAACAAGAGATAAATAATAAGAAGCTCCAACGATTGCAAGACTCAGTGCAATTAGAACAATAGGTATCAGTGCACTAGCAGCGATTGCAGTAGCTGGATTAATACCTTTAAATGCTGAGATTAATTTACCTAATCCAAAAGAGACCACTCCGAATGCCGCAGCTATCATAATGACTGTTAAAGCTTGATATAACCCTATTGGTTGAACAGCTTGTAAAACAACAGAAGAAGCTGCAATAGCAATACTAACGGCTAACAAAACTATCGGTAAGACTACTGATGCTTTTAGTGCATCACCTGCCTTAATATCTTTAAAAGCTTTCAATAAATTACCAAGGCCAAATGCAGCGGCTCCAAATGCAGTCGCGATGAATATGACAGTCAACGCTTGAAATAAACTAATTGGAACTACTTTGGTCAAAACACGAGATGCTAACATGATTGCAATAGATAATCCAACAACTGATAATCCTATCATTAGAACTTTACCAGGAGTCAAATCTTTAATTTTTGCCATCTTTTCAAATGCAAAAGCTATCATCGGAAGAGCCACTGATATTGCTAAGACAGATTTCCAATCAACAGTACCTATTAATTTGAAAGCCAAACCTATTGCGAGAACAGCACCAGCAATTAGAACTATTGCTGATATACCATCTTTTAACATCTTCTTACTTTTTTCTTTACCAGCTCCTTCAAACACATTCATTGATTTATCCTTCTTTTCTTTCTGAAGTTTAATGATGGTCTGTTGATTATCGAGTATTTTCTTATTATCACTTCTCAAATCTTGTATACCTTTAGTGATTTTTTTCAATTCTTCACCAAAATTACCAGATTGCATAGCAGTAGCAGTAGGACTTTTTGCCTCTTTATTTTTATTCAGAGAATCGGTCAACATCTCTAAGGCAATTGAAAGGTTATCTAATGCTGCTAATAATTGTTTATCCATTTAATTAACTTAATCTTGTAGAGTATATATAAATTATGTTATCATTCTTAATATATAACAATATGAAAAAGGGGATAAACATCATGACATTCAAAAAATTCATTTCTTATTTCAAACTAAACGAATCTCTAAAAGAAGTTCGATTAAATCAAATATTAGATAAAATATCTAAAAAAATAAAATTATCTAAGACTGAACAAGAATTCTTAGATCATTATGATGAAACTTCTGAAGAAGATATGATGGATTACAAAATGTTATCTAAAGAATCTACATTTACCAAAATATCCAAACTTTTAGAAGAACGAAAAAGAGTTATTTGTAATCTAATTGATAGAGATGGTGTAATCGGAATTCAAATTGTTCAAATCTATAATAGATATGATGATGAAACTTGCACTATGACACTAAAAAACGGAGAAAAAGTAAAATTACAAGATAATATACTTTACAATATAATTTACAATACAAATAAAGACGAATGGTCCTTAGAAATGGAAGATGAGTTTTTCGAAAAATTACCAGTAAAAAATGATTAAATCTTGGAAACAATTTAACGAGAGAAATATTCCAATCGGAACTCAAACAGTTGGTGGTGCTAGTGGTGGTACAACTGCTCCTGTCGGACCAATGGGACCTAATTATGGTTCAGTGAAACTTAGAAATAGTACGATATCAACAAATGATACTGAAGTAATCTACTCTGAAATAGATTCTAGAATTTATACTTACGATGATTATCAACAAATTTACCAAGACTATTTAAAAAGGGGTGGAAAACCTCTTCAAGGTTTCAATCAAGAAAATTTAGTTAAAATATTAACTTTTTAAACACCAAAAATTGGTATTTTACCATCCACACCATTTACAGTAACACATAACCAAAAAGCTGGATTTTTTAAGTTACCACCATATTCAGTGAATGTAGAAGAAGTTCCAAGTGGGTAACTTGAAGAAGCAAGTGATAATTGACAATCCTTCCATATTTTAGCACCAGTACCAATTGCTATCGAATTAGAATATGTAGCCGACATCGTTGGTCCTGAACCAGAACCCAAAAACACATTGAAACAAGAGTTAAATCCTAAATTCGTACCTATACCATCACCAATTAACACATTAGATACTCCATTAGCAAGTTCTGCTGCTCGATTACCCATCGCAATTCCCAAACTAGTAGTAGTATATCTAGCAGCGCCAGATCCTATAAAAATGTTATCATTTAAACCGTCTATACTACCACCAGCTAAATAACCAATCACAATATTTCCATTTCCACCAGTATTTGATAAACCAGTATCCTGTCCTATAAATATATTACCATAACCAATCGTGTTAGAACAACCACTTCTATACCCAGAAAATACGTTTCCACTTCCAGTTGTATTTTTGACACCACTATCAGAACCTATAAATACATTAGAGGCCCCAGTTGAAGTCAAACAACCCGCTCTGAATCCAATCATCACATTATAATCAGACTTAGATGTATATCCAGCTGCAGCTCCAATAAAAACATTTGCAGTACTTGATGTTGCTGAGTATCCAGCAAATGCACCTAAAAATGTATTGGAATAACCACAAACATTACTAAAACCACCACTAAAACCAAGAAATGTATTATTGTAACCGGAAGTATTTGAAAATCCTGAGAGAACTCCAATAAAACTATTACATTTGGCCGAGTTGTTGTATCCAGCTCTAAAACCCATAGCTACCGTACATTCAGAAGAAGTACCAGCATATCCTGCAAAATCACCTATGAAAGTATTGATACAACCTTTTGTGTTGTTGAAAGCCACACAATCGCCTATAAATATGTTATAAGTTCCAACTGTATTTGGGGCCCCACATCGACCAATAACTATACTTGAAGTTGCAACAGTACTGTTTAACATCGCGTCCTTACCCAAAGCTATCACACCGTCAGCGTTTAATAAGTTTTTACCTGCGTTCGCACCAGCTAAAAGAGAACTATTTACCACAGAACTTGCAGAAGCCGCTCCAAATCCAACAAAAACATTACTTGAACCAGTATTTAAGGTTGGTTTTTCAAGCACAGTAATTGTTGAAGTAGTACTATCAGAACTCAATGACGGGACTTTACCACTTTGAAGGCCAAAACTTTCAAACGTTCTATATTTTGTAAAACCACCATTATCATCCCAAACTAAAATGTATTCACTACTACATTCTGAAACAGTTCCAAGTTGTAGTGATGATTCTATGTAAGCCCTATCTATTGAATATGTCATATTTTATATATTTAATTTATTCAACATATGTTGTTGATGTCCAGAAAACGTCTCCAGTAAATGGAATATTTGAGTTAGAATTGACTACAAAACCAGTGGCCAATTTATTTTCAACTGTCCAAGTTCTGGGATCCTCACCAGTAATCTGAACACCATAATTTGTATTTAAATATGGAGAAGAAAATGTGACGCCATACTTTAGTATGCTTGCACCTGAAAAAGAGGCCCCACTTATAACATTAGATTTATAATCTATTTGTTTATATCCGAGTTCTTTAGTTGTGCTATCCCAAGTTACAAAATTACTTGAAGAACTTAATGTCAAACCACCAACTGAGATTGTACCAGTATCCGTAACAGCAAATAAATCATTAGATCCAACATCTTGAATTGAAAAAGTGCCAGTAATAGTATTTTTTATACCAGATTCATTTAACTCAATACTATTTACTACTCCTAAAGAAGCAGAAATATAATATAAATCCAAACTATATGTGTAAGCAAAAATATTAGAGAAAATACCATTCGGTAAATCCCAAACAGACATATAAACATAGTCGGACTGAACAGCCAACTGATTATAATATCCAGTAGTTCTATCGATTGAAGCCAATGCTGCTCCAAAAGTTCCACCAGCATTCGTATTGTTGAAAACACCAGCACCTCTTATAGTATTACCATCATCATAGTACGCAACTGCACCCGAAATAGTAGCGAAATAACCATCAAAGTCACTATTAATAAATTGAAAACCATTTGTATTTGTTTGTGAAAATGAACCGGTTCTACTTAATTCTAAAAATGTATTTGTGCTATAATAATCAGTAATTTGAAAAATATTATTAGTCGAAGATGTTCCTATTGAAACACTTGGATATCTGTTACCACCCTCAATAGCACCAGAAACAAAGAGAACTCTACCTTGATCATTTCTTAAATCTAAAATATCCTGAACATTACTTACTCCGGTATCAACTACCAATCTAGCCCAATTCTCATCACCAATCGTTTTATCTTGTTCAGCCAAAGATCCATCAATTAAAATCCCCGAATTTCGGATATGTAATTTCTTTAGCGGATCATTAGTCGAAATTCCTAAGTAGTTGTCTAATGGAGAAGAATAAGTGGCGGTTAAATAAGCGCTTGAAGTTGAATAAACTAAATTATCTGACTCAGTTAAAACTCGAGCATAAGTACCACTCAAAGGGATATATTTCAATTCACTTTCAAAAAGAATTCTTCCAGACTTTCCATACTTAATCTCTGTTATATCAACTTTCAAATTATCATCAGCAACAGTTACTAAATCATAAACTTCAACATTACCCATATTATTGACCAGAGATCCTGTAGCAGCAACAAATGCACCATTCGCCACAACTACTTTACCATAAGTCGCGATGTCAAGAGTTCCAAAAACAGTCAAATCACCATAAATCCAATATTCCTCATAGTTAGGCACTGTCACAGTTTCAGTTGATTGTATCACATATTTAGCAGCTCTACTTTGAGTCGCGGCTGCTAATGCTGATATAACTAAAGAATTTCCAGAATTTGATAAAGAGATACCAGTACCAGCCACAATATCAGAAGATACTTTTCTAGTACTTAATGAAGTTGCTTCAATAGAGATACCAGTTCCACCATATATCTGAGTCAACATATCAACTTGTTGAATAACTGAAGAACTACCATGTAGTGTAATAGAACCAGTACCGGATATTGCACCATTTAAAACAACTACTTTACCATTACCATACACATTAACTAAACCATCCACATTCAAATCACCATAAATCAAGTACTCAGAGTTAGTTCCAACATTAATTGTAGTAGATGATTCTATATTCCAAAGAGGATTGAATATATCTCCGACAAATTCTTGTTTAGTCCAAGTACCACTCGGATAATCATCATTCAAATAAACGTAAAGACAAGTAGTTTCATTATCAACACGAACAGTTGTACCTTCAGTTGGTGCGGTCAAATCATAAGATAGTCCATTCCATTCCACTATCAAATCATTAAAAGTTGTCCAAATTCCACTACCACTAACAACTAAGTATCTATCACCAATTGAAGGTGATACCGGTGGGGTACCACTTCTGGAAATGACAGAATCTAACCATTCGCCACCAGAACCACCACCACTAAAAGTAACAAGGTTCCAGTTAAGATTATCAGATAAATTAGCCGAATTAGTAGTCTTCAATTGAAAGAACTCATCAGTACTTAAAACATAAACCAACATACCAAAACTTCTTCTATCATATGTTATGGCATCTCTGTCTGTATATGTGTTTACTGTATGATAACCACCTAATAATTCATTTGCAACCGCTGTTGCCATCGGAGAATTTGTAGATAGGGGTCTTATAGTTGATGATACTAAGGTTCCTTTGTTTTTAGACATATTAAAATAATCTTTTTCTCCAGTATATATTTAATTTTATATATACAATTATGAAACATCTTAAACCTTTTAACGAATCCATCGATGATGAAATAAAAAATGAAATCAGACAATCAGTAGAAGATTGTTTTTTAGACTATACAACGGATTATGGAATGAAAATTCAATTTGTAGATGGATTCTATGTACCTGGTTATCATTTTATGTCTGAAAGATTATTAGATGGTACTGTGAAAAATATCATTTATCTCGCTTTTTTCAGATTTATCCAATTTGTAATCCTGATAATTCTCTAAATATTTCATATAAAGTATATATAATTATTTGACTATGAATAATTTTAAATTATCCC